ATGACCCCTCCTCCTTCCCCACACCCACCAACAAACCCATGGCCGCTGTCCAACTACTCCGAAACCGCCCTGAACGGCATACGCCGGTCTCTGGCCAGGTGGATACCCCAAGGGCATCTGGAGCGGGAGTGGGCAAAGCAAAAACAGAAGGATCTCAAGGCGGAGATGCTGCGCCGGGAGACCGAGGAGGTGGAAGGCTCCCTATGAACCAACTCTCACCGAATGCCTGACTATGAAAACGACCCCATCCTTGAACCAGCCGACATCCCGGTCGGATACGAACTCGTGGCCGAATGCGGTTGCTGCCGCCAGGAAGCCTTGCGCCTTGCCAGCCGGATCAGAGAACGCCGCCCAGCATCAGCCGTGCAGTGCGGATGCCGCCGATACTCAGTGTGGGCGGAACGCGATCCACGGTGGCCTAAGCCTCTCCAAGCTCCCCAAGGAGGATTTCAGCAGGCTTGATCCACGGTGGGTGCAGGAACTCGCTCACCGCTCGATGTGGTCCTGCATGATGCTGGCTTTCCTCGCAGGCAACCTCTCATTCCTGACCGCCTTCCTTGCTCGTGATGGCTCCATCGTGGCCGCCATCGCCTGTGCCCTGCCCGCCTCGCGGCTGTGGGCTCTGGCCATCCGCAGCTACTGCCGCGCCAAGCGCATGCTGGCGAGTCTCTGAACCCTCTCCCAAAACCAACCAACGACACCAATGACAACTGAACTCCAAAAAGAAGCTGCCGAAATCATTCGGCAGGCAATCGCCTACGTGGAAGCCGGGTTTAGCCCAGGCGAACTATCGGGCGACGAAACCATAATCTCCACACAGGCGGACGACGGACCAATCGCAACCTTCAACATCGCGGATGCCAGAGACTTGCTTGAGCGCCTCTCCTAAACTCTCTCCTTCACCCAACCAACCAACCAATATGTCAACGACAACTGAAAATCAAACCCTGATCCTGTCCGGTAAGGGGTATGAACTGACCGTAGCGCCAGAAGCAGAAGCCATGAAGGCGGAGCTTCTGAAACACGCCTCCCTCGTGGTGGAAGTGTCCAACGAAAGCGACTCCGAAGCCGCTCGCTCGCAAATCAAGAAGCTGGCCGCCATGCGCAACGCGGTGGAGAAGTCCCGCAAGATTGTGAAAGATCCCGTGCTGCAAGTCGGCAAGGACATCGACGCGAAGGCGTCCGAGTTCGCCGCCGACATCCACGCCGAAGAGAAGCGCATCACAAAGCTGGTCGAGGAGCACGCCGCCAAGGCGGAAGCCGAACGCCAACGGATCATGCGCGAGATGGAAGCCAAGCGCCGTGAGGAGGAACGTCAGGCACGCGAAGCCGAAGCCGCACGCGCCAAGGCAGAGCGCGAAGCAGAAGAGGCACGCGCCAAGGCAGAAGCTGCTCTTTGGGCTGACGATGAGGACGAAGCGGCCAAGGACGCCGAAGCTGCCCGCATCGCCCAGGAAGAAGCCGCCAAGAAAGCAGCCGAAGAAGAGGCTGCCCGCGAAGCCGTGAAGCCGGTTCTGGAACTGGTGCCCGCGAAAGCAACCGGAGTGAAGTTTACCTACGACTTTGAAGTGACCGACATCCACGCGCTCTACCGCTACGCGTCCAGCCTCGTGAAGATGGAAGCCAAGCGCTCCAAGATTCTGGAGCACCTGAAAGAACTACCCACCGCAGATCCGGAGATTCCAGGCCTGCGCGTCTTCAAGAAACCAGTCGTTTCCACCAGATGAACACTCCCCGCGCCTGCCAGTAGCTGGCCGATGCCTACGGGCTGCCAGTGAAGGGAAAGCGGCAGGCACCCACTCTCACAAACCAACCGAAAACATGAGCAACGAAATCATACTCAGCAACGAAACGCAGGCCTTCGAGCTTCTGCAACGCAAAGCAAACCTGCTATCCACATCCACCCTTGTTCCCAAGGAGTTCCAAGGCAACATGGCCAACTGCGCCATTGGCCTGAACATCGCAAAGCGCCTTGGTGCTGACGAGTTCATGGTCCTGCAGAACATCGACATCATCCATGGCCGCCCGTCGTTCCGCGCAACCTTCCTGATCGCCATGGTGAATGCCAGCGGGCGATTCTCGCCATTGCAGTTCCGCATGGAAGGGCAAGGAGATACCCGCTCGTGCGTGGCGCATACCACCGTCCTCTCTTCGGGCGAAGTTGTGGAAGGTCCGGCCATCACGATGGCAATGGCCAAAGCGGAAGGCTGGAGCACAAAGAATGGCAGCAAGTGGCTGACCATGCCGGAACTGATGCTCCGCTATCGCGCCGCGGCATTCTTCGCCCGCATCTACGCGCCAGACATCACCCTTGGCATGCAGACCAGCGAGGAACTTTACGACACTGAGCCGACCATGCGCAACGTCACGCCGACCACGGCAGCGCCGAAGATCGAAGGCAACCCCTACGAGGAGCCCGCCAAGCCGAAGGCCGCGACCAAGCCGAAGGCAGCAGACAAGCAGGAGGCCGAAGTCGCACCAGAGCCCGCCGTGGAGCCCGAGGTTCTCGACTACCCTTCCCGCGTGGAAATGGTGAAGGACATCAAGGAGACGTGGAAAAAAGCGGAAATCAACGGGCTTCCCGCCGCCGAAGCCATCTACAAGAAGAATGGCCTGCTGCCTCCGGATATGACGCTCTCGAAACTGAACGACGCGGAAGTGGCCCTGATCTGGAAGGCCGGTGCCGACGCCCTGAAAGTCAACAAGGATGGTGACGCGCAATGAACCCGTTCCTCGAACAACTGCGCGGCAACATCCTGACCCCAGCGGAAGTCAACCGCCTGCGCCGCGCCGAACTCCGCCGCCGCGCCATCCGCAAGCGTGTTGTCCTCGATCGCTGCCGCACCCAGTCGCTCGAAGCCAAGGCAAAGCTGATCGTCACGCCCAAGGGCAAGAACGGACGGAGCATGAATGTCGCGCTACTGGCACAGCACGGCATCAAGAAAGGGGGGCAGCCATGAGCGCCGACCTTTGGATGGGACTAGCCATCGGGTTAGCGGCCCCATGGCTACTGTTCCTTTTCTTCTCCGGCAAGCCGCAGCAAAAGCGGAACCTCGAAGACGCGAACGAGCTTCTGCGCGAGCGCAACCGGATCGGCGCGGAGATGCTGGATGTGCAGTGGGAGTTGTGGAGGAAAACACCGCCACGCCGCGAGCAGATCGCACGCTTGGCACTGCAAGGATATCTAGCCGGACGCATGCACGATGACCGCGAAATGAAGCCGGGAGCCGCGCATCACAAATACATAGCAGAATCCTGTCTGCGATATACCGACGCATTGATTACTGCCTTGGATGGAAAGGAGGGCATGTGAAAATTCACACGTTCGACCAATACAGCCCCGAATGGTGGGCTGCGCGTAAAGGGGTCATCACGGCATCCGAGGTTGGCGCGTTCGTCGTCAACTCCGGCAAGGTGGCAGAGAAAGCCCGCACCAAGCTCCTCTGCAAGAAGCTGGGAGAACACGCCGGCCAATTCGAGGAAGTGTTTCCTAACGACGCGATGAAACGCGGCACCGCCCTGGAGCCGTTCGCACGCAAGGCATACGCTGACCTGATGGGCTACGAGGTAACGGAAGTCGGATTTATTTCCCACGACCATCTACCGCTTGGATGCTCCCCCGATGGCCTGATCTACGAGGGTGCGCTGATCAAGCACGGCCTCGAAATCAAGTGCCCCAGCGCCGCAACACATATCTCGTGGCTGATGGCTGACGAACTCCCCGACGACTACGCGTGGCAGGTCCACATGAGCATGATCCTCGCCCAAGCGGATCGGTGGGACTTCTTTGCTTACTGCCCGCTCGCCACGTTCCAGAAGGAGCGAGAAGCGTGGACCGTCCGCGACATCGAAGAGGGAGCCATCCCGCCGTTTCACAAGATCGTTCACCGCTCACGCTTCACCGATGACCTTGAACGCGGATTGAAAAAACTCTGCGAACAATACGCGGACATGAAGCAGCGCATGGCGCGCCTTTACTCGGAAGTGTATGAAAGGAGGGCTGTCGCATGAGGCTGTCCCCCGAAGAGATGGAAGCCGCCAAGCGTGCCGCGCGCCGCCTGCATTGCCCTGGAGACATCGCAGGCAAGCACACGCTCCAGAAGGCGGTAGCCGAAGGGAAGCACCTCGTGTGGCGCTGCGTGAAGTGCGGATTTGAACCCGAACAAAAGAACCCATGACAATGACTATCGTATCCATATCCCGCGACACAGAGGTAGCCACGTTCGCCAGACGCGCCGCCGAAGCGTTCCAGAAAACCCCCTCGATCTACACATGGGCCGAAGGTGATCCAACGCCCGGCCAACTCCTCGCCAACGAACTCCCTCCCCTCAACCGCCCTCCATTTTATTAACTCACCATGAATGCAACCATAACCCACGAACTGAACCGGATGCCTCGCAACATCGAGCAGCAACTGTCCGAACTCGAGCTGAAGCACATGCGCCATCAAGACCTGATGGGCTGGCAGGAGTACCAAAAGGCCGAAGCGCGCCGCCGCCATCGCTACGGCGAGAACAAATACAAGCCTATCCCCATCCTGCTTGTCTAAGCCTCTCCCACAACCCCAACCCCACGATACCGAAATGCAACTAAACTCGATCCACATCGACAACAAGGCCGTCACCATGAATGTGGTGGCCAACAAAGACACCGACGACACCAACGACCTGGTGGAATCTAAAATCACAGCCAAGGAAGAACCCCTTCCTTCGCTGACCAAGGCATGGAACGCGCTCCCCGCCGTGTTCTGTGAAATCCTCGAACTGGACGCTTCCTACACGGCAGGCCTGACCATCACCAAGATGGCCATCCGTCGCACGAAGCAGGGAACCCGCAGCGTGATACTGCATGCCACCAAGCAACTGGAATGCCGCTCGGAGTTTCTGCACACGATGTCCACCCCGTGCGTGCAGATCGACAAGGCCGCGGATGGCGAATCCGGAGCCGTGGAGATTGACAAGAAGTTGGCCGCCGCTGTGCAGAAGGCGATTCTCGAATCTGAGAAATACATGCAAGGCGAGCGCAGCCAGACGCTTCTGGACTTCGACTCCGCCAAGGCAGCGCTGCAAGCAACCGCCGATCTAGGCAAAGATAGTCTGTTTGCCTCCGGAAACTGAACTCCAACCCCCGTGCCGTGGCGGGTTTCCACGGCACACCTTTTCACCCCATGTCCAACGTCCCTGCCAAATTAAAAGGAGTCGAGTTTGAAGACCTGTTGATGCAAGCCGCCAACAGGGAAGAGAAGAACGGTGCCCTAACGATGAGTCGCTATGGGGTAACACTTTCCTACCAGAATGGCCAAACGCTCGGGGTGCCATCTAAGCCGGATTTTGAGGGAGTTCTTGCCACCGGACGGCAGTTCATCATCGAAGCGAAGGTTTGCGGTGATCCCGCCTTTCCGATGGTGGCCAAGCAGATCAAGCCGAAGCAAGTCCAACACATGCTGGACCGCTCACGATTCAATGTGCCGTGCTTCCTTGTGATACACTTCACGGCCCGCGTGATGAAGACATTCACTGATCCGGCAATAACCATTGCCATCCCGGTATCTGATGCAGATCCACGCTGGCAACGCTTTGTGGATGCCCACGCCGAAGCCAAGCGCCAGAGCAAGGCACAAGGCAAACCCGTGGCACCAGCGCCACAGGGCGGCATCTCACGCGATGATGCGCACAGGGTCGGCATCCTCATCCCCTGGGTGACACCTAAGGGCTGCCGCAAAGCATTGCCAGATCTAATTGCATTCCTGTGGCCGGAAGCGCGTCGCTTGGAACTTCCAACTCTTTTTCCAGACAACGCCACTCCTCATCCTCCTTCAAGTCTCTAACGACATGGAAAACAAAACTCACGCCGCCCCGCCGGTTCCTCTCACACGACTTGTTCGGCTTTGGGATTCGATCCGCTACAATCGCTACGCCCTATTTGCTGGCATCGTCTGGCGACCAGTCACCGGAGACGCTGGTGACTCATGGCTCCAAACATGGCGCAAATATCGCATGTCATGGAAAACCGCGTGGGAAGTAGCCTGCGTGATTTATCCTCCACCGACGCAGAGTCCATCCACCCCGAATCGAAGCCTTAAGACCATGAACCAAAATCAGACACAATCGAAGCCGCAAAGCGCTGAAGAACCCACAGATGAGGGGGTGGATGAGACGGCTTGTTAGGCTTCTTTTTGGGGGGCCGTCCACGGGCTTCGTGCGCCCGAGCTATACCCCAGAGCCGCCAATCAGACGCATGGATTGCTGCCCATACTGCCGAGCAAAAATTCAGTCATCGCAGATAATCGGCGTATCACGCAGAGGTCACGTTCACGCCGATAAACGTGAATGGACGTGTGGAACGATGATCCGCCGCGATTTCTTCCGCGAGGTCGAGGTCAAGATTGGTTCTAATTGTGAGCCTAACGCATAAGCTCATGGACGCCGACCTAAAGACTCTCGAACTCGCGCAGGACGCTCCTCGGCGTTCCATGCAGCGCCTTGTTGTGCATCTTGATTTATTCAGTGGGATCGGCGGCTTCGCGCTTGCGGCTCAGATGGTGGGCGGAATCAAAACGGCGGCATTCTGTGAGATAGACCCATGGGCGCGGCAAGTCCTCACCAAGAACTTCCCAAACATCCCGATCTGCGAGGATGTGAAAACACTCAACCCGAAAAACTATGGAACAATCGACCTTATTACAGGCGGATACCCTTGCCAGCCTTTCAGTGCTGCCGGGGAACGACGCGGCGAAGAAGATGCTCGCCACCTCTGGCCAGAAATGCGCCGGATTATTGAAGCCGCACGACCCCGTTGGGTGCTTGCTGAAAATGTTGCTGGTCACATCAGCATGGGACTCGACGAGGTGCTTGCTGACCTGGATGCCATCGGCTACGCCGCGACTGCGACCGTTATTCCGGCTTGTGCCGTTGGTGCCATCCATCGACGGGATCGAGTATGGATTACTGCCCACGATAGTCGCCTCGGAATACCGTGGGACATCGAGGCCAAGATACCGAGGATCGAAAGCCTACAAGGGCGCGAAGATGGCGGAAGGCTTGCGCCGCTCCGAGACATGCCCGCTCTACCTGCATCCGGTCTTTGCCGAGCGAGTGATGGGATACCCCGAAGGGTGGACAGACTGCGAGGGCTTGGAAACGCCATCGTGCCGCAAGTCGCCGCCGAAATCCTCCGATGCATGATGCGCGTCGATTCTTTGCACAACGCCCAAGCGATGGCATCCGCCGACGAGAAAACTCCGACTACACCAGAAAATGAGCACTGAATCCAACGACTCCGAAACACCCCAGAAGGCGGATTGCAATCCGCGTCTTGTTAGCCCTCTTCGACCGCCGATACACTCCACGGTGCATCGGAACTACTGGGAGCGGTCACTGTATCCACACCCGAAAGTCCCCAGCGCGATCAAAGATGGGCGACTCATGCCCGATGCGGGATGGATGAGAGTGGAGCGCAATGGAGAGGTGACAGGCTTTGTATCGGATGGATGCGAGTGGAGCACTGTCTCTCTGGAGGAAAACGCCGCCGCAAAATCTCGGGCTAACGCTTATTCACAGGACCAGCCTTAACATAATTATCATCCATGACAGCAATACAACTCCAACGCAAAGAGCTTGAAATCAACAAGATGCGCTCATATATCCGCATGCAAGGGAAAGCAATTACCACAGAGCGGAGTTATTGCCGTTGGGTGGGGAAATACATCGAGTTTCTATGCCTCCAACAATGGGATGCAGACACGACTTCACGCCGCAAAGTGGAGGCATTCTTGACCGCAGAAGCGGAACGTGACGTGGCATCCAGCACGCAGAACAGCGCATTTGCCGCAATCCTCTATTACTACGAGCACATCCGTAAAGAGAAGCTGGAGAATGTGGATGCTTTACGGTCCAAGGTTGGTGAGCGCGTGCGCGTAGCACCGAGCCGTGACGACGTGCGCAAGGTTTTGATGGCGGTCCAGGACTCAGGCGGATACCCCACCCGCCTCATTTCTCACCTAATGTATGCCTGCGGCCTGCGCATTGGCGAGACGCTGGCGATCAGAATCAAAGACATCGACCTTGACGCCGCCAAGCTGACGATCATCGAGGGCAAGGGAAAGAGTGACAGGTTTATCAATATCCCGCCGATGATGATCCCTCACCTCCGTTTGCAACTCACCGTCGCGGAATCCTACGCAGCGAAGTTCCGCGCCCAAGGTGTGCCGATCAAGATGCCGTCGCTGCACGGCAAGAAATCGCCGCAGTCCCAATTCCAACGCCGCTGGGCATGGCTTTTCCCGCTCGATCATCCGTGCCGTGATCCTCGCGGCGATGGTCTGGTAACGTGGCACTGCTTGGCAGGCCCGGTGCGCTGTGCAATCGCCTTAGCCTGCAAGCGCAGCGGGGTGGAGGGACTCAGTCCCCATCATCTCAGGCACGCATGGGCAACGCACTCGGCTGATGCCGGAGCACGCATCCAAGACATTCAAGAGATACTTGGTCACAAGGACATCAAGACCACCCTGCGCTATATCCGGCCCGATCCAGAGCGCGTCCCTTCTCCGATTGAAACTCTTTTCCACCGATCCGCATGAACACCTACACCCTCACCGACACCGCGGAGACCATCGCGGATAACCCCGAAGGCATTGCGCACCAAGAAGCCGCAGAGAAGGACTACGCCGCCTACGGTGCCGACCTGCGCGACGACTGCCTTGCTCTGCTCCACAGCGTAAGCCGCCGCCTCTCCGGCCACGAGATCGCCATGTGCCAGGCTGCCGCAGGCCAGCGCGACGACATCAAGGGGATCGACTGCGCGGTGATCGACCGCCTCCGGGCGGAGTTCCCAAGAGAGATCGCCCAAGCCAAGGAAATCCTCGCCCGCAGATGATCCAAGAAATCTCCACTTTTGCCAGTTGCGCCCGTGTTTCGATTCCGGGCGGGGTGGCAGATTTACAGCGTCAACCGCCGTTTGGAACCGGCCTGACCCTCACCAGCATGACACTAAAAAAGCAAACAGCCTCCGATTCTCTTCATCCGCCCGTAGTTCATGCCGGGGTTCCAACGGGTGGGGAGAGTCGGGGGTTTTTTGATACCATGAAGACACTTACCGACAATGTTGTAATAAAACTTCTACGCATCGAAGTAGAACATTCAAAAAAGGTGGAAAAACTAGAGGAAGCGCTAGGAACGGAACACTCTAATTTGCATCTAGATTTGATAGACCTCGTGCTGGACGTGCTTGGCATTCCTGTTGACAACACTTGCGAAACAAACGCCTGCGAAATTGCGAATACAACCGGTGTATGGCCCGAGAATGCCTATTGCCGTGACGATTGGTATGAACAGTGGTATGACATCAAGAGCGGGAAATCCAAAGTAACCATAGAAGAATTTCCATCATGGGCCAGAGAGCAACTGAAAGGGGGCCAAGGTGGCCGGTGACTGGATCAAAGTAGAAAAGGCCACCCCCACCAAGATGGAGGTTTTGGCTATCTCTGAATTACTCGAAATTCACCCCGCGCACGCCTTCGGGCTGTGTGTAAAATTCTGGATGTGGTGTGACGACCACCTGACGGATGGTAACGCAAAGCGCGTTACCAAGAAAACGCTCGATTACGTTATTGGGCACGATGGCATGACAGATGCGCTCCTTAAAGTTGACTGGCTCCGAGACCGCTCCGGCTCTCTCGAAGTCCCTCACTTTGATCGGCATCTTTCCGAAGGCGCTAAGAATAGGGCACTTACGAAAGAACGAGTCAGAAAATCGAAAGCAAAAAGTAACGAAACGAGCGTAGCGAAGGTAACGCATACACCGTTACCAGAGAAGAGAAGAGAAGAGAAGAGAGAAGAAGATAATAGGGCGGCTTCGCCGGCATCTGTCGATAACGGATCATTTGACATCAAAGATCCTCCCCCGCCTCCAAAGCCAAAACGATTCCAAAAGCCAACCGTCGATCAGATCGCGGAATACGCATTCGAGATCAATGCCGGCATCAACGCCGAAACATTCTTCGACTACTACGAATCCAAGGGCTGGATGATCGGCAAGACCCCCATGAAGGACTGGAAGGCATCTGTCCGCACATGGAAAAGGTCCAGCAACCCACAACCGGCCACCGCTCACGCAAACGGCTTCACACCACTCTTTCCCGGCCACCGCCCAGGCAAATGAACCAAGACGATACCACAACACCCTTCCCACATAGCATCATTGCTGAAAAATCCGTCGTTTCCGCCATCTTTGGCGATCCGGATCTGATGGCCGAGGCACCATACCTCAACGATGACCACTTTCACCTGCCGGGTCCGCGAGTGATCTTCCAAGTTCTCCAGCATTTCATTGCTCACGGGAAGCCGATGGACGCCAAATGCCTGCTGCAACACCTCCTTGACAAAAGCCTGCTGCAACGAGTTGGAGGGCCGTCAGAAGTGGCCGACCTGCTGCGTTTCGACAACAACCCAGCGCGCTTTCTCTTCCACATCAACACCCTGAACGACAAGCTGGCCCGCCGCATGGCGATTATGGCAGCGGAAACCATACGGGTGGCCGCGTACGAAGCCGAAGACACCAGCGAGCTTGTGGAGGCCACATCCGCGCCAATATCCGCAATCCACGACACGCTCCTTGCCCTACGGCCGGCAGACACGATGAAAATGGTGATGAGCGAGGTAATTGCCGACCTCAACGCCAAGATGAGCGGGGAGCGCTCTTCCATCGGCATCCGGACCAACATCCCCTGCATCGATCATAAGCTGATGGGGCTGCACCCTGGGCGCACCACCATCATTTCCGGATACCCCTCGGGCGGGAAATCCGTATTGGGCGGCCAACTGTGCGCGGAAGCCTTCATGCAGGGGAAGCAGACGCTGTTCATCAGCCTAGAAATGTCCAAGGCTGACCTTTCCAAGCGATTGCTCGCCTATGTGGCAGATATGAAGGGCATGGCCATCAGCGACCCGGTGGAATACGCCATCAGGCAAAGCACAGCAGAAGGCCAACCCGAAAGAAAAAAGCTGAACGCCGTCGAGCTTTCAAAGCTCGTACGTGCCACAAAAACAATCATCGAAGCCCCCTTCGAGATAGAGCGCCTGACGGGAGCCACCGAACAGACTATTTCCGCGGTGATCCGCAAACACCACCGCAAGAGCCCGCTGGCCGTCGTGTGCGTGGACTACGCCCAGCGGATCCGCCCGTCATCCGAAATGAAAGGCCAGAACAGGGAGCAGCAGCTTTCCCACGCATCCAAGGTCTTGGCCGACCTAGCGGCAGAGCTTGGGTTTCACCTTCTGCTTCTATCCCAACTCAACAAGGAAGGTGCCGCCAAACACGCGGAAGCGCTGAACGAAGACTGTGACCTGCACCTGCAAATTTTACAGAGCAAGGACAACAAGGAGCACATCGGCCTAGCCGTTCCAAAAGACCGTCACCACGGCCAATGCGGTGCCCTGCTGTCTGTTGTGCTCGATGAGGAGCACCTGCGCTTCATCGAAGTGGATAAGCGCCCAGAACCCCAACAAGCCCAACACCGCAAGGAACGTCGCCATGAAAACTGAACTCCAACGCCTTGCCAGCACCGCAGAGCGCATGTTGCTCCGGCCCGCGCCAACCCCTATCCCCTCCCCGCTTCTCCCGAAGGTGGGAGACATCGCCACCTACCTACGCGCAGGCCGCATACGCAGGCACTCCGGCTATGTCAAAGAGCATGCTCCACTGCCCGTGCTCGCCGTCAAAGTCGCCCCGCAACACCCCGAGTGGAAAGAAATTTGGGTTCAGATCGAAGAGATCAAAGCTGCGCAGAAAGGAGGCCACGATGCCGCGTGAAAAGACCAACGACGCCTGGACCGAGTATGACGCCCCTTGGGTGGAGGAGACCGACATCCCCTTCACCTACCGAGTCGAATCCCGCTCCGATAAGGACTTCGCATTCCACACCGTGGACCTCACCCAGCGCGGCGGGCATGGTGCGTGTACTTGCAGATTCTTCACAATTCGCGCGGCCTCCAACTTCCGGCGACATTTCCGACACATTCCCTACGCCCCGAAGCGGGAAGGAGTGTCGGAATGCGTCCACATCCGGGCCGCCCTTGATCACTACCACCAGCACGTCACCATCCCCATGCTCGCCAACTTCCGCCACGGAATACCAACAAACAACCAATGAGAACCAGAAAACAAATCCTCCAGGACCGAATCCGCCGAATCGTGGCGCACCGCGACAATCCAACCGCGCCAGTGGATGCCGCCACACTGCTACACATCGAGGGGCAGCGACTATTGAGCGTCGGGAACCCGCTCGCGCAAAAGATGTCGTGGTCCCTGAGGCTTGCAGCCGCCAAGCTCGAATCGTGGGGCGACCCCGCGTGCATGGTGCGCTATCAAAAAATCCCCACCAACCCATGAAACGCCCAAGACCCATCAGCCTGCCCATCGAGGTGCAGATCACTCCCCGACTGCTCGCCGCGGTCGAGGGCTCCATCGGACGCAGGCTCTCACCAGGCTGCAAGGTCATGGTGGTGCCCCCGCCCCCGCCGCTGGACGAAATCCACATGACCAAACAAGACTTGGTGAAGATGGCAAAACGAACAACCCCATGAACCACCCATACAACTTCCCCACCATCAGGATCAACCGCAAGCAGTTCCTCCTGTACGAAGGCATCATTACCCAAGTGACGGCCATCGAGATCACCGCCAGCGCCGTGCTACTCCGGCCAGCGCACAATATCACGAGGCATGCGCACCGCGAATCCTTCGCCCATGCTGACGGCTTCGCCTGCTGGGAGGAAATGCGCCAGTGGTTTGAGAACCAACACGGCCTACCCTTCACCGGCATCCTTATCCAGTGGAACCCAATCCCCAAACAACCATGAAAACGCCTCTGTCGAGGCACGCCAAAAATAGATCATGAATACACCAACCAACTCCGAGGCGTTACCTCTCACGAATTGTTCCTTTTTGGCGTTGATCCCCGAATGGGATGCTGCGGTCGAGAAAAAATGGAAGGAGGTGCGCGACTCCAAGGGACATTGGATCGCCATCTACTCGCCTCAATGGGGGCACTCCGAGGATCTGCGCCGCCGCCGTGAAACATCAATGGAGGTGATACGCTGGACAGCGGAATGGTTTAAGGAGCGCGGACACCAGATCGAATGCCAGATCATGGAAGACGGCGAGAGTATCGGAATCCGTGAAGCGAACAACCCCAGCACAGCCGCCGAAGGTCGGCTGATGCGGCCTGTTCGTTTTGCCAGTTGCGCCCGTGTTTAAAAATCTCGACAGGGTGCATAAAATCTCGCCACGCCGATAGGTGAGAAACCGTCCAAGCTACCATGAAAGCCACAACGAAGCCAAAAGCGAAGAAGGGGAAGACTCCGACGAAGAAAGCGGAAAAGCTCCAACCCAAGCACGAACGCTTTGCGGAGCTTGTGGCTGCCGGAATGCCCGACACCGAAGCGTACATTCAGTCTGGATGCGGGAAAACTGAGGCATCAGCCTTGAAGAACGCATGGAGAGTGAGGGATATTGAGGGAGTGAAGGCCAAAATTGCGGAGCTTACCGCCCCTAAGTCCGCTGAACTGGAGAGAACCAAGAAGGAAAACCTCCAGTGGCTCACGGATTGCATCGTGACTCCCATATCGGCAATCGGCCCCGATTCCCCTTTGTGCGTCGAATATGTGGAAGAGTTTGTGGCCGGAGGATCGCGCGGGAAACTCAAGCGAGGGCAAGCAGATTCAGGCAATGAGGTAGCCGGGCCCGACATCATCCGCAGGAGAGTTAAGAAGGCCGACCCACTCCGCGCAATGGAACTGTTCGCCCGCATGCGCGGTCACTTCGAGCCCGACCGCGTGGAAGTGGAAGCCGGACCGAAAACCCTGATGACAATCAAAGAACGCGCCGCCCAGGTCTCAAGCGCCCTTGCCCTCCGATACCAACGCAAATGAGCGCAGAGCCCGAAATTGTGACGCAGTTCCGCCGCGTCCTCGATGAAACCAGCGAGGAAGACCTGCAGGTGATGGCCTACAAGTCCCCTGCTCTCCATTTTGCGCTCTACATGGAGATCAAGGACAAGAATGCCAACTACATCAGACCTTTCCCCAATGTTCTCCAGCTCAGGATTTCCCAAGCGATCGAGACGCTACGCGAATACTGCGCGGGCACCAGGATACGCCTGATCGTTGTGAAGCCACGTCGGGCTGGCTGTTCTACCTTCTCCCTTCACTGCGGCTACCATGAGGCACAGCGCCGCCCGATCGAGGGAATCACCATTGCGGACTGCGGAGACAACTCGAAGATGCTCATGGAGCGCTTGGCCGACTACTCCGGCCACGACTCCTTTCCGTGGGACAATCCCCTGACAGCCGACAACACCAGCAACAAGGCATGGGCAAATGGATCGTCTTGGGTGATCGACACAGCGGAAAACCCGGATGCCGGTGTGGGTGGCACACGCCAGTTCGGACACTTCTCGGAGGTTGCCAAATATCCGCAAACCACCGTCAAGAACGACGTGAAGACGATGACGGCCGCTCTCCCCTCGCTGGATGGTGACGACACGATCGGAATTGCAGAATCCACACCGGAAGGCGCGGTCGGTTGGATGCACGGCACCTTCACCGAGAAGGCCATGTGGCTGGAAGACTTCCTTGCCCGATGGGAGCAGGGATTCAGGCCGGAGGAAGTCTGGATCCGCATCTTCGCCGGCTGGTGGGAGTTCGACGACTACCGCCGCAAGACACCGGTGAGCGATCACGAGCGCCAACACATCGAGGATACACTTTCCACCATCGAGGCCGAAGAGAGGGAGAAATACGATCTCACCTACGAGCAACTAGCATGGAGACGCGACACGATCGACAGCCAATGCGACGGCGACCCCAAGATTTTCGCCTACTACTACCCGAGCGACCCTGTTTCCTGCTGGCTTCACTCCGGCTCCCCGCGCTTCGACGTGGCCAAGCTGGCCGACATGAAGCACAGGGCGGAGTTGATCACACCTGACCGCGGCTTCCTCGTGAAGCAGGACAACGGGCCGGTGGTCTGGCAGTCCACTTGGGACGGCTCCGGTGACATCCAGATGTGGGAACAGCCGAAAAACGGCATGGCCTACCTGATCGCTTGCGACCCCGCCACCGGTGCCAGCCAGACGAAAGGCGCAGATCCGGACGCGACATCGATTCTGGTCCTTCGCGGGAAATACCACGATCCGGACCTTGGCCGGACACTGCCCGTAAAGGTGGTGGCCAGGGTGCGCGCCCCGTTCTTCGAGGATGATGACATCGTGGGCCGGTATGTCTGCCGACTCTCCGAGTTCTATGGGCGGTGCATCACGGTGCTAGAAGTGAACCAAGGCCTGCACGTTCTCCGCGTCCTCAAGGATGCTGGGATTCCCCTCTACAAGCGGGTGGTGGAATCGGCCAAGACCAAGCGCATGGAAGAACAGTATGGCTTCAAGCTCAACGACCAGAATCAGCGCCGGATGGTAATCGACGGGTTGGCAGCGGCGCTCCGCAACGATGAAATCGACATCCCCTGCCCTCACATCCTGCATGAACTGATGAAGTTCGTAAGAACCAAGACCGGACGCTACGAAGCAGCGCCCGGTGAACACGATGACGACGTGATGGCGCTCGGCATGGCATGGGAGGTAATCCCCCACGCCACCATCAAGGCTCGCCGTGTGGTCCGTGACGTGGATCCGCCCGACATGGCCAAGCCCGGCACACGTCGAGCAGGCTGGAGAGTGACCAACGCGACCAAAACAGGCTGGTGATTCGATAGTTGCGCCCGTGTTTCCCGCCTCCGGCATCGGCCACACTGCCGACCTATGAGCGACCCACGTTTTCGCGGGCAGCCCGGAGTGGACGAATACGCCCAATCCCTGCTGCAAAACCAACAGCCAGCCGACCAACAGAGCCAAGCCGCCACTGGCGAGCGTGCAATGCAGGCCACCGAGCAGGCATCCATGCAGACTCAGGCCACGCAACAGGCCAATGCCGGCGTGAATCAAGCCCTTGCTTTTGATCCTGACGAGCACAAGCGGAAGCTGGCCACCTACGCCATCCAATCCAACCAGATCGAGCAGCAGCGCTACGCCATCGAACCTGATTACACATCCCGCCGCAGTGCCTTCGAGGACGCCAAGAAGGCACGGGAGAAGGCGGAGAAGGAATCCGTGGAGCAGATCAAGGGCGGGTTCTGGATGGCGAGAAACAAGGAAACCGGAGTCGCGCGCTCACTCGCCCCCACAGACGCAACCGAGCTGCGAAAGGCACAGGATCAAGCCAAGGCACGCTTCGAGAACGAAGAGAAGCAATTCAAGCCTTTGGAGGAGAAGTGGACAGCCATTACCGCGGAGAAGCGCCGCATTGCCATGGAAAAGCTGGCAGCCGAAGAGCAGGCACTGAAACACAAGGCCGGCCTCCTGTCCCCTACCCAGCAGCAACAACAACGACCACCGGGCGGAGTGGTCAAGGCGGGCGATCAGGCCAATTTCTCCGGCGACTCCTCGACGTGGACACCAGCACAGCACCGCTTGTGGAGCGCGGCCAGCGAAGAGCAGTCCCGCTACAATGCCGGAGCCGACCAATACGGCGAGCGCCGCACTGTTTCCCCCCTTACCGCTCAGATCATCCGCATGGAGATGCAGAAGCGAGCCGTGCAGACTCGGGCAGAGCTTGGTGACATCGACCCGCAACAGGCCGCCCAGCGCGTGCAGACCATCGAGGCCAAGCAGGCGGAGATCACGACAAGAGCCAAGGCCGACGCTACCGCCAGCCTGCAAGCCAAGATCGCAGGGAAAGCACCTGGCCGCTCCTACGCTTCCGAGTTCTCCGACACACTCCAGAAGAGCGGATTGTATGCGTCTGCCACATCAGCCATCGGAACAGGCAAGTTCCGTGAATTGAAACGCGCGCAAGGAGGAGATTGGGATCTGCCTCTCCTCACCCAAGTAGCCGAAGACAGCAATATCGGTGACAAAATTGGAGCCGCGGTCGTGGCTGCAGGTCAGAAACTAGGCGCCGGCATGGACATGGCCGGACGCGGTATCGACAAGAAGGCTATCCAGAAGGTATTTCACGACTTCCAGCAAGCAAACAACCTCTCCGACGAGGAGATGAACGCCACATGGCAGGACTTCACCAAGGCAACGAAAAGCTGGGACAAGGCCGAAAAAGCCCGTGTGTTCTCCAACGGGAAAGTGGAGATCAACCCGCTTTCACGCGAGTTTTTAGATACGGAGACAGCCAAGAAGCGCCTTGCTGAGTCCGGCGCATCCGAAGAAGCGCAGGCGGAATACCTTGCAGCGCTGCCAACACGGCAAATCAACGTAGCCAGCAACAAGCTCGAAGCCTACGAAGCCGCCGCTGCCGCCGCCGAATACATGCAATACACCCCAGCGGGCGGAAGCGTGCGACTGACCAGCGGAAAACTCCTCTCCCCTTCTCAATACGCACAGCAAACCGGACGCAACGCCGCCGAATTGAACACCCCCGAGTTCATTGTGGAGTATGAGCGCGAGGTGTTGGACAAGCAGGGCAAGGCCGGAGCGTTCATCCGTGGCCTGACCGTCGATGGATTACTAGGTTGGAACAAAGTAGCCACCACCGGGCTGGGATTGGCAGGTCTTGCAGGATCAGAGACGGCGGCAGGAGTCGCGCAAGAGGCTTCGAACATCTCTTCCACGATTGGCCAAGGTAAATCCGACACCGGCCTAGCTGGCTCCGTCATGCAGGAAGCACCCAGCATCCTGACACAAATCGTAGCGTCTCAACTGACGGGCGGTGCATCAGTGCTTGCCACGAGCGGAAGAGTAGCCGGAACCGTGAATACCGTTGCCACGCTGGCCATGGCCGGCAGCCAAAGCGCTGGCATGGTGTATGCAGCTGAGCGCGCCGAAGGAAAAACCCACGAGGAAGCGCAGAAGAACGCCCTCATTTCCGGAGCAAACACAGCTATCATCACAGGCCTATTCAACAAGATGGGCGCTGGCGGTGTGGAAGCAGTGGCGGCAGGAAAAAAGGTTTCCGAGGTGACAATGAAGGACTTGCTACGGTCCACGACCAAGCAGGAATTGTGGAAGAACACCCGAGAGATGGCCAAGGCACTCGTGAAATCGACAGGCGGTGAAGCCACGGAAGAAGGACTAGACGAGTTCACCCAACAATTCCTGATAGCAGAACCAACAGACAATCTGGCAGATGCTTGGAAAGTCGCATGGGAATCCTTCCGTGTGGGCGGTGTGATAGGTGGCGCAGTAGCGGTCGGCACAACAGCGGCAGGCGAACACAGCTCGCAAATCCGCCACGCGGAAATGATGAACCGCATCCAGCGTCGTGTGGCATCCCCACCCGATACCGACCTCGTGGCCGATGCCATCGCAGAGATCGACCCCACCGAAGCGCCGGCCACTGCCGAAGAGATCGCGGAAGCCCGGAAACTGGTCAACGTGGATGCCGATACGGTCAAAGCCCTCGACGCCAAGGCCAAGGCATACCAGGAAGCCATCAAGGCCAAGGACTGGAAAGGAGCCGCCGCCATCGATGAGGAGATTCAGGCCATGGCCGGAGACGCCGAAGCCTCTCCGGTGCGCGACACAGCGGATGCTGTGATTCTCTACCGTGAGATTACCGAGCAGGACAAGGCCACCGAGAAGGCATACAACGAGGCACAAGCAGAGTTCAACGTGGCCATGATGTCCGGGGACAAGGACGCCAAGGCGCAAACAGGCGCGGAGTTGGCAGCAATACGCGCGGAGCGGCAGACGGTTCTGCAAACCCGAGCAGCCCTCAAGATCGCCAGCGGCAAGGGAATCGAAGCCCTGACCGAACAGGAGATCAACGCCATGGGCTGGGTATCTGACGAGAAGAACCCCGGCCAAATCATTCCGATGAACCCGAAGCAACTGGCTGACTCGGGTCTATCAACCAAACTGATGAAGCGTGCCGTTGATGGCTCTTTCCTCCTTACCGACCAAGTGGTGGAGACCGTCCGCGCCACCAACGAGCGAGCAGGACGCCGCGTGAAGCTCTCCGAGCAGGATGCGGCCGCAATGGCGGAAGCCCGCTTCGAGGCCGCCCATCAACAGATTTCCCAAGAAGGAGACCCCACCCAATCCGGTGCGCCCGCGCCCGGAAACCAAGCTCCAATGGGAACGCCTGCCGCTTCGGGTGCGGCAGGCGCACCTTCTCCCGCAGCCACGGGACAGCCGACAGCCTCGCTACCTGACGGACAATCCGCCACGCCGGGAGGCGTTGCGCCCGCTCCTTTCCCACAAACAGCGGCCCAGCAAGCGCAGGCACCTTCGGTTGGTTCTGGTGTGTCTGTGTCAGGACAAGCCGCGCCGGGAACCCAGCCCGCGCCAAACGGCGCGGCTGGTGCATCTTCCGCGCCTGATGCGTCGATGGATGCCGGCATCTATGAGGCCATGCGCCAGCAGGACGCGTCCCTGCCTGCCCTGCCCGACCGTGTGGCCGGAGCATTCGCCGCGGGCGGTCCGGTTTCCGTCTCCATGCAGAAGGCCAGCGGCATCGACGTGCCCGAGGGTTACACCCGCCAAGGCAATGTGTGGACTCCTCCCCAACAACCCGGAACTGGAGACGCCCAAGCCCCGCAAGCCGCGAATCAGGTAGCGGAGAACGTGAAGCAGGCCGTCGAGGCCAAGTTTCCCCGGATCAAGGGCAAGGTGAGCGTCATCCAGACCTTCACCGACCCTGCCACCGGCCAAGTGACACCGACAGGCGGTGCGCTGGTCAGCACCGATGGCACTGTCACGCTCGTTCTAAACGACATCGCCCGCGACATCGGAGCCACCAGCGACGCCCAAGCCGTGCAAGATGCGGTGGAAGCCATCGTGATCGACCACGAGATGACCCACGTTGCACAGGTAGAAGCGGTCCGCTCGATCTGGAAGAGCAAGGGTAAGCCCGGCACATTCAACGAGTTTTTCACGCAGTGGTATGGAGAGATGGCCGACCAACTCGCACCGGAAGTCATGCAGGCCGCCCGCTCGATCTACGGGGAAGCCGCATGGGATTCCCGCAGCAAGGACCAGCAAGCTGCCGAAGTGGTCCGCATGCTCGTGGAAGCTGCCCGCCCTGGAGCCGACCAAGGGCGATTCTCCGAACTCCTCCGCGCGGTGAAGTTTAACAACTCCCCCAACCTGATCCAGACCATCCGCGAAGCCCTGAAAAAGCTCATGGAGATGCTATCCGGTGGCAACCTTCCTGACAACGTGCGCCAGCACATCGAGAACATCGCAGCGATCTACGAGGAGATGAGCGCGGGTTACGTCAGCGATGAACTGGCAGACGCTCGAAAGACGGCAACGGAAGTCGTCACCGCCGCCATCGAGAGCAACCCCGCCATCAAGGGCAACGATGACCTACGCATCGACCTCTCCAACGTCGTTTGGGATCTGGCCGACGTGATGGCCGGCATGCCCGAGGAACAGCGCAAGCCGTTCGTGGAAGCTGCGATTGCCGACTGGCTCGAAGGCAAGGCCGAAGACCTGCAAGCCGAGCAGGCCAAGCAGGAGGAGGCGGTGGGAAAGCCCGAAGCGGACAAGCGGAGCAAAGCCAAGGCTGCCCGCAAGGCATACGAGGCGAGGATCCGCGACAAAGCGCGCGAGATCGTCAATTCCGGCAACTACTCTGCGCTGTATTCGATCTACGAGAGAGGAGCGATCACGCCGAAGCCAAGAGTCATTCCGCTGATTCTGGCGAGGAAGAAATCGGGCCAGCGCCTATCTGAAAAGGAAATGGAGCTTCTGCGCAACCTTTCCGAGTGGGATGGCATGCCGTTGAAGCAGGACTACCCCGGAGGAGGCAACAACGCGGTGATCCGAGCGATCATCGACATACTGATGGCACCGCAGGGCAAAGGGCTGATGCCGGACGTAATGGCGGATGACCTGATTCCAAACGTCACCACATCCAGCGAGATGTTCGAGGCGCTATACCGCGAGCTTGAATCCATTTCACGCGGCAAGCAGATGATCGATGAGCAGTCCCCCGACTACAAGGGAGACCCCGAGGCCATCGCAGAAGCCGACGCAAAGCGGAAGGCGGAGCAGGAAGCCGCGGCACCGACCATCGACAGCACAGCGGAAGGGATCTACGACGAGTTTGGACCGGATTCCAACATTGCGGAGAAGGCGCACATCCTCGCCACCCACGCCAACAGGTTCGAGCCGGAGACATCCAAGACGATGGTGCAGTTCCTGCAAGCCGAAGCAGGCCGCCTGCGTGCTGGCGTGATCGACCCTGCCAAGTGGCTCGAAGGAACCCAAGGATGGCCTACCGCTCTCCGCAAGTTCTACGTCCCGCTGGCCAACATGAGCCCCGCGAGGCTCAAGGCATGGGCGGATTCCCTTCCGGTGATCGAGGAGGAAATGGGAGACAACCTTTTCTCCAGCCCAGCCGTAAAGATTAGCAGCAGCAGCCTGACGAAACGGAACAAAGCGATCGATGCCGCATACGAAGCAGGAAACTACGATCTAGCCGAACAACTGGATGCAAGACTCGAAGAAGACCTGGAAAACATGGATTCACGCATGGAAGGCATGGACGAAGCCGACCAGTCAGAAAACGAGATCAACGACGGAGTGGACAACGAGGATGGACTTGCATCCGATCCATACGCGCAGCTTCTCGCTTCCCGCATTGCTTGGGAATCTGGCCGCATTGATTTCGACGGCAGCTTTGGAGAGTACATCCTTTCGCATGGCTGGTTCGCCAATGAGAAGTTGAAAGAAGGAACCACGGCGGCACAAATTGAGGAGGCTGCCGACGAGTTGCTGGCATCCTATAAGGCAAAGAGAGGGGCAGCGGGAGCGATGTTCTCCAGCCCTTCAACTCCCCCACCCTTCTACTCGCAGCTTGCCCGCACGCTGGAAGCCAAGATGCCGAAGAGCGCCCCGCCTGCCCAGGTGATTCAGATCGCCACCAGCGGAGCCAAGGCGGAGGAAATCAAGTGGAGCGGCATCGTGCAGACCGCGCAGGACATGGCGCGTGACAACGGCGGCAAGGTGGATAAGGCACGGCTCCTCGACTGGCTGGCAAACGAAGGTGCGGTGCGGTTTGAGGAGGTTCAGCCGGGTCTTTCTGGCAAATACCGCTTCCGCGGAACCGACGGAACCTATCAGGAGTTCGACACGGAAGAGGAAGCTCTGAAGGCGCGTGAAGGCGAAGTCGATTGGGCGGAAACCGAAGGGGCAGGCAGCTACTCAATCAACGAGGACGAGCGCGATGCCACATTCTACAACCACGAAGGCGACATCATCCACCGATTCACTTTCGACGAAGACGCCGAAGAATGGTCGATGGACAAAGGGCATTTCCAAGAGTCCAGCGAGACTTGGACCACGGATCAGCTTGAGACCTTCCTCGATGAAGAGAAAGAGCGCCTTGCCGACGAGTGGAAAGACATGATCGGTGAAGTTGAGTTCACCGGCGAAGGCAAAAACAAATACGCCCTATACGTCCTCCCCGGCGGCGAGAACTACCGCGAGGTGGTGCTAGCAATGCCAGATGCGGACCCGCAAAACGTCGGCCCATCGGCCACAATTATTGCAAAATATCAAGATCAGTGGGACGCGCTGGTGGCCGAAAAAGAATCCTTTGCATGGAACGATTTTGAGCCCCGCATGAAGGTTGATGAAAAGCTCGATGCCTTGCATGACAAAATGGTCAAAGAGACCGTGGCAAGCATGCCGGGAAATTACACATCATCCCACTTCCCCGACGTTCCGAACTACGTCGCGCACATGCGGCTGAACGAGCGCACGGATGCCGATGGCAAGCCGGGTCTATTCGTGGAAGAGATCCAAAGCGACAGGCACCAGGCTGGGCGAGAAAAAGGGTATCGCGAGCAAAGCAATCAATCCGAACTTCCAGAAGGCTATGTCATTCGCCAAGCGGAAAGCGGACTGCACGCGCTCTATTTCCAATCTCACGGATACGAATCCATGGTCGGATCATTCCGCGACCGCAAGATGGCTGTCCAAAAAGCGAACGAAGACGCAAACAGCGGCAAGATTGCCGACGCCCCCTTTCGCACCACATGGCCGCTCGCACTCTTCAAGCGCGCCCTGCGGGATGCCGTGGCTGGCGGGAAGGAGTGGATCGGCTGGACGGTCGGAGAGACGCAGAACGATAGGTTTGACCTGAGCAAGCAGGTGGACAAGATGGTGCTGTTCCCGGATATGACCGTCCGCGCATACAAGGATGGCGCAGAAATCATATCACAGAAGACCACCGCAGAAACGCTACCCGACCTGATTGGTAAGGACGCAGCGCAAAAATTATTGGACGCGCCCACCGTCAACGAAGCTCCAAACGAAAATCAAGAGGCGGAACCCCACCGCAAACTGGAAGGCGCAGACCTTAAGGTCGGCGGCTCCGGCATGAAGGGCTTCTACGACAACATCCTGCCCAAAGAGATCGGGAAGTACGTCAAGCAGTGGGGCGGGAAGGTGGAGACTGCCACAATTCCAGACCCCGAAGCACTAGACACCGAATCGCTTGCCGACTTCTTGGAAAGAACCGGCCTTTCGTGGGAAGCTGGCGCAAAGCGCTACATGCAAGAGCGCCAGAAGGTTCAAGTAGAGGAAACCCCAATCCACCGGATCACCATCACCCCCGAGATGCGCAAGGGCGTGCAGGCCGGACAGGCTCTATTCTCCTCCCCCTCCAACCAAGGCAGCCTGGACTTCGGAGCCACCGGCAGCATGGGCGACAAGCAGCAGGGCGGATTCATCTTCGACTCCCTCCCAGCCGAAGGCGACAAGGCCAAGCTCCACCAGAACGCGCAGAAGGCGCTGGACAATGCCAAGACCGAGAAGGCCAAGGAGGTGATCGCTACCGACATCGCCAAGCGCGAGGGCATCAAAGATCCCAAGCCGTTCATTCAGGCTGCCATCGGAGGCCAAGGATCATTCGACTTCGGCACCACGACCGGCTTCAACACAAAGAGCGGTCAGATGGGATTCGACTTCACCGGCAAGCCAACTACTGAACCGAAAGAAACTAGTAGCACATTGGTAGATGTGAAACAACCATCGCCCGCTACGCCTGCACTGGTGGCGGAATACCTCGACACGCTGCAAAGCCTGCCGGAAGGCGCGTTGCAGCTTCATTATGACGGGATGATCCTCAAAGAACCGCTGGAAACCAAAGTTCAGCGGATTCTGGAGCTTGAACGATTGCACCCTGACATCACCGAAGCGTCCTTAGACCTGCAATCGGAGCGGGTGAAGGCGCGGAGAGCGAAGCAAGCGGAACCACAGGATACAGCGAAGCCTGCAAAACCGCCACAGGCCACCCCTTCGGACCCGCCAAGCGTGGGCACCGATCCCAACGCCGCGATGATCGAGGAAGCGCAAAAGCAGTACGATGCCAACATAAAGAAAACGGTGGAGGATCTACGCGCCAAGCTTCCCGATGGAGTGGAAAGCATCCAACAGCTACGCCGGATGATGCCTTCGTATGAGGCCGAAAACGCGCTGAACTACATGCTGGACAACGGCATTCTTGAATCCGTGACCAACGAGCAGCGGACCATGGATACTTCCGCTTCGGTTTCCTACAAGTGGGACGCGGAACCAACCGCCAAGGAATCCTTGACCGATGAGACGAAGCAAGAACCGGGCCGCAACATCAACGCCCGCCATACGGTCACGCTTTCGAGCATCCTCACGCCCGCTGGAGCCATCAAGACCTCCGCACTACGCTCAGGTGCTGATTCCGCTGTCTGGCACTACCAAGGAGACATCGGCCAGCTTGCTTTCGACGTGAACGCCACCTTCGAGGGCAAGAACTACGCCACCGACTACCAGAAGAAAGCGCTGGCGCAGGTAAAGGCCGCGCGCGCTGACGGATGGAGCGCGCAGACGTTCAAAGCGGGATCTTACGGAAGCATGAAAGTATTTGTGAAAGGTGACAACGTGCTGACCAATGCCGGGGCAGATGCCCTTGTTTCTGGCAAGTTCCAAGCGCCAGATGTCATGCAAGACCGTGGCGGAGCCGCTGGCACCATCGCTCAGCAGGCCGAGTTTGCATCCCGCCTCGTGGAATGGATGGCAACGCTACCAGAATCGACAGTGAACAGCGCGAGCGCCTTCGGGGCGAAGGTATCCACCACGAAAGTTACCGAGTGGATGCTGATCGAACGCAACAAGGATGACGTGGCACTGTGGATGCAGGACAAGAGCGCGCCAGTAAAGGCGGGAACGGGCCGCGGAGTTGTGGCTATCCGGGGCGCTACTCTGGAGGATGCTTTGAACAAAGCCATAGCCATGGCAGCCAACAAACGGGAGGGCATGGACCCGAATCACCACATGGCGTGGTATGCGTGGGATAAATACGCCGGAGTGAACGAGGCCAGCAGCGTGAACGCTGCGCTGATCGCCGCAGGATTCAAGCAGGCGGAAACCGCGCCGGAAACGACTGGAAACGAAGCCGCCGCAGAAGAGATGCCGCCGATAACCAATCTTCGAGCACTCGCCATCCTCGATGAACGCCTACGCAACGGAACAATCACCGCGGCGCAGATGAAAGCGGCATGGGAGGAATACAAGACCCACGAGGATGCTATCCGCGCCGAAACTGCCAAGCTAACGATCAAAGACCTCTCCCGCTACTCCATGCGCAAGCCGGACAACAAGGAAGAGGCTGTACGCATGGCGATGAGCTACTACCAAAGCCGATTCAACCCGACCGGAGGACTGAGCCCGCAAGTTTCACTTTCAGCCAGCCGCGAGGAATGGAAAAAGGCCGAGCGGAAGGCGATGAATGAAGCCGTCGCGCTTTGGACCGACGAGAAGATTCAAGCAGACGCGCAAGAACGCCGGAACGCCATCGAAGCCCGCAAGAAAGCGCTCGAAAACCCGGAGACAAAAGACGAGTGGCAACAATTCGTTCGCAAATTGGGATCAACCGGACCTTTCGAGCCAGGCGAGAAAGAAGCCATCCAAAAGATCCGAGATTCCTACGCATTCGAGGCAGCAGTAATGAAGCGCGGGGAATCGAAGCTCACTCCCGATCAACTGGCTGCCTACGACGCAATCCGAGGCATCGACCGCAAAGCCGAAGCCCAACGCGAAGCGGAGAGCAAGGCGATGGTGCGCGGAGTCAAAGCCGACACCGACAGCGAGATCATCGAAACCAAGCACACCAAGACCGGTGCAGACCTGTTCGTTGTTCGACTTGCTGATCGCGTGGAACGCGACGTTTACAACAGCCTGAACACCGCAGCGAAAAGGCTGGGCGGTTACTACTCCTCCTACCGCGGAGGCGGAGCCGTTCCCGGCTTCCAGTTCAAGGACAGAGCGACAGCCGAGCAGTTCCAAGCCATCACCAAGGGCGAGACGGTGGACCGCACAGAAGCTCTTGCAGAGAAGAAGGAGGCGAGGAAGTCCGCCACCGCCGAGAAGTTGTCAGCACTTGCCGACCGCATGGATAAGTCTGCCGATGGAGTCCTAAGCGCCGACCGCAAGACGAACACCGCCAAGCGTGCGCGTGAAGCAGGTTACGCCGAAGCGAACGCCAACAGCGTGAAGGCGATGGCCACCACAATCCGCAACCTCGCCGCAGCCATCGAAAGCGGAGAAGCCACCCACCTTGACGGAGTCGCAGCGCGGACCCACGTCGAGACGCTGCAATCACTCAGCAACAGGGCGAAGTCCGACGCGGAAAACGCGGAAAATCTCAGCTACTCCGAACGGGAGAACCGGAAGGGCGAGAAACCAACGCCCGAGCAGATCGACAAGGCGAAGTATCCATACCCGTTCCTGAATGAAACCGCATGGCAATGGTTGATCGAGAACGGCAAGAACACTCCAGGTGCCATGCGCTTGACCGCCCGACTTGAAAAGGTCTTCGCGGCCAAACCTTCCGCGCAATCCAACGGCAGCTACATCACGGGTGAAGAGATTATCGGAGTCGTCAAAGACTTGCTGGGGAAAATCAACAAGCAGGACTACACGCGCAAGAACATCGAAGGAGCATTTGAACACTACGACCGCTTGCAAACGATGGGACTGAAAGACCTGCCATCGCTCCGCGCCGCTTTGCGCGAGTTCCTGCAATACAGAGGAACCAAGGCGAAGGCCGACCCAGTGAAAGCCATGGAGCGCGAGCTTGTGGGCATGAAGATCGAAGGATTCTTTCCCACTCCGCCTGCCGTCATCGAGCGCATGACGGAGGAGGCCGGCGACCTGACAGGCAAACGATTGCTGGAGCCCTCCGCAGGCAAGGGAGACATCGTGGAGGCAGCACAACGCGCCGGAGCCACCGTGGATGCCATCGAGCAGCATTACAGCCTGCGGAACATCCTCGAAGCAAAGGGAGCCAACCTGATCGGACGCGACTTCATGGATGTGGAACCGGTGGCGGAATACGACGTGGTGATGATGAACCCCCCCTTCGAGAACGGACAGGACGGGGAACACGTCATGCGGGCATTCCAGTTCCTCAAGCCAGGCGGCAAGCTCGTGGCAATCACCGGAGAAGGGACATTCTTCCGCTCCGACGCGAAGGCCCGCGCATTCCGCGATTGGCTGGAATCAGTAGGCGGCACCGACGAGAAGCTGCCGGAGGGATCGTTCAAGAGCGCATTCCGGCCAACCGGGGTGAACACGCGCCTTGTCGTGATCGAGAAATCCACGGCACTGCTTTCATCCCCCACCCAACCCGACCTCTTCACCGCCGCCAACGCGCCAGACGCGCCCGCCAAGCTCGGAAGCGTGAAGGTGGGCAATATGTCAGCCCTCGCCGCTTACAAGGCGCTGACGGCCAAGCGGGACGCTGGCAAGACGCTCACAGGCAAGGAAGAGCAGCAGCTACTGGATGCGGAGAAGGCGCTTGGCCAGAAGATGGCCTTCGACATGGAGTCGGTGAAGGGGGAAGTGCCGCCAATCACCCAAAGCGCCGACGCTCGCGCCTTGGCCATGATGAATCGGAAGGGATTCACCAAGGAGGATGACAAGATCCGCAAACAGATCGAGGCCAGGCTGAGAAAGGCCGGAGCAGACGAAGACCTGATTTACGACATCACGGTCGGGAAGTTCCTCGATACGCCCCAAGCGGAGGAACCGACCAAACCAAAAGAACCGACCCTTTTTGCATTCGGGCAGAAAAGCACCCAGCAATCCATGTTCCTTGGCCCTGAGACGAGCAAGGACGGGCAGATGAGCCTGCTTTCCAGCGCAGCCGCAGCCCCCGGCAAATACGCCGCACGCTGGCCGCAGAACCTCTACGCCTACACCTACCGCACCGAAAACAGTCGAGGAATAACCCGCCACATCGTTAACACCTACAACGAGACCTATGGCACCAAGGAAGATCGTGTATTCGACACCTACGCAGAAGCCAAGGAGGAGATGGACAGGCTGGATGATCTGGGAAGCCCTGCTTTGCTTTCCAGTTCTTCAGGTTCAAACGAACGCCTTGACGGGGATGGTAAGAATAACCCCATCAACACCAACGACCCCGGCGGGGCCAATATCAGTGACGCGGCCTCGCCGTCCTCTGTCGTCACTCCCGAAATGGACGCGGCGTATCTCGATGCGGTGGAACGGGGGGATTTAGACACCGCTTTGGAGTTCGTCGAAAAAGCTGCCAAAAACGCCGGATATACAAGTGGACCCTACTTTCACGGGACTCCAGACGGAAGATTCAACGCTTTTGATCCAACAGTTCGGCGCAGGAACAAGGTTCAAGGTGAACGAAATGCCTCCGCAGCCTTTTGGTTTACAGATAACGAGAATTTAGCCGCAAAATTTGCAATGGGAGGCGGCACTCTTGCGTTTGCTGACCCAAAATTCCTATCCAGGAATCAGACCATTAAACGAGTCCACCTGCGCCTAAATAATGCTGAGACGGTTGACATGCTTAATACTCCACTATCAAGCGAGGAACGAAAATGGAGGTTCAACGACGCAATAGAAATCGGGTTTAGAAAAGAGCGAGTATCAAAGCAGGCCATCAAAGAGGGGAAAACGGCGGTCATTTTTAAAAATTCTCTTGATGGAGACACTCTTCGTAAAGGAACCACCATCGGCATTTTCGATGTATCGGAAATCGCCATAACCGATGCCGTGTTGCGCGATTCATCCGGCAACGTCATCCCCCTATCGCAACGTTTTAACCAGCCCCCCCCGGCAGAATCCGGGGGCAATTTGCTGTCCTCCCCCACCCCCGACTTCAACCCGGTGAAGATGGCGCTGGAGAAATCCCCGCCGATTTACGCCGACGTGTATTTCGCGTTGCAGGAAGGCAAAAGCATCGAGGAAACCGCCAAAGAGTTCGGAATCAGCACGAAGGCCGTCCAGAACATCATCAAGCAAGTTCAGACGCGCATCACGGTAGCCACCAAGGCAGCCGCGGGCACGCTCAAGCCCAAGATGAACGAGGATGGATTGTATCAGGGAGGACGGCCAGACCTCGCATATGGCGCACGCCCCGACATGGTCGCAATCGACCAGATTCGCAACGATCAAGACATCAAGCCGGGATTCGCCACCAGGACCATGAAGCAAATCCGAGAGGATGCCGACAAGGCGCTGGATGCCGACTTTGAAGGGCAATTCACACGCCTTGAGAAGCTGATGCAGGCCGGAGAGATGCCGACCGGCGATGACGTGGCTATCGCCATCCGACTGTTCGAGCGCGCATCAACAGACGGAAACATGAGCGATCCAGACCGCCGCGCACGCCTCGCATTGTTCCAAACGCAATACCGAGACCAAGGCACCATGCAGTCGGAAGCGTTCCGCATGCGCCAAGACGAGGAGATGCCGCCCGCCGCCCGCAACGCCATGCACCTTACGAAACTCCTCTACGAACCCTCCCCCAAGGTTCAGGCCCGCGTCAAAAGCGCAGGCAAGGACAAGGCCGCCGTGGATGCCATCATCAAGCAGTGGATGGACAAGATCGACAAGTTCAACGCTGAGATGAAGGCCAAAGGATACGACATCGAGCAATCGCTGGCCGAGTTCCGCAAGCGGCAGGAAGCCATCAAGGAAGCCGAGGAGGTCCACACCGGCACCAAGGCCGCCATGGATCAAGCGTTTATGAAGCTCTCGGAGCAAGAGAAGGTGGTCATTCGCCTGATCCGTGAGGGAGCGAAGCTGTCTGTGGTGCAGCGTTCCACCGGACTAAACAAAGCGCAGATCATGGACATCAAGAGTCGCTTCGGCCAGACATGGAGGGAAGCGATCATCGATGCAGGCAAGCGCTTTGCCGAAAGGTCTCTCCTCTCCTCCGCTCCGCGTGATGTCTATGAAGCCGTGATGACCGACCTTGGATGGCAGTCCGATGACGACTTTGACGACACCGCCCCCGACTACCTCGAAAAGCAGGATGAGAAGCGCAGGGAGGCCAAGGCTCAGGAGCGCAAGGCGAGGAAACCCGCCGCGCCCAAGCCGCAGGGGCTCACCGAGCTTCAGCAAGCCGCAGTGGATGCCGCATTCAAGCGGTTCCAGAATGCCCCGCCCTCGACATGGACCGCCTGGTGGCAGGAAACCGCCGCCAAGCTCACCCCGATGATCGGCCAAGCATCCTTCGAGCAGTTCAGAGAACAAACCATGCAGCCATGGCGCGACCTCTGGCAAACCGAGATGGACGCGATCACCGACCCAGCCGGGCGCATGTCCTTCGAGGAATGGATCAACAAACCCGCCGACCAGTGGACATCCAAGCAGCAAGACCTGCTGGATGAGCGCCTCTGGACTCCCGAGCAGAAAGCAGCATGGGAAGAGAAGACCAAGGGCACCTTCCACCCCGCCGACCCCGCGCCACTGGCCCACCTCGCCAACGAGTGGAGCCGCCACAACGGCACATGGATCAACAAGATCGTGGAGTGGTTCAAGATGGCCATCCTTTCCGGAGTGCAAACGATCCTTATCAACGCCTCCGGTGGCTTGCATGTCGGCTACATGCTCACCGCTCAGAAACCAATGGAAGCCACATGGAACAGCATCCTTGGCATGTTCGGCGCAGGCGACGTGAGATCCGCCACATGGAGCGAGATCCTGCCGATGATCAAGAGCGTGAGGGCTGCCGCCAAGCTGGCCGCCAGCAATGCGGTGCGCTCATGGCAACTGGAAAGCCCGGTGTTCGACTCCTACGCGCAGGCCAAGCCCATCCAGATCGAGTTCAGCCTTGTGGGTGGCGAATACCAAGCGCCCGCGCTGTCCTCGACCACGCTCAAGGAACTCTGGCACGACCCCACCTTCCGCCATGGAATCGGATTCGTGAACCGCTTCATGCGCAACATCACCTTCCGCCAACTCACGGCCACCGATGAGTTCTGGAAAGGCATGTATTCCCAACTCGAAGTGGCGGCAGTAGCCCACCGCATCGCGGCGAAGGAAGAAAAGCTGTCCGGAGATGCCTACGCCAAGCGCACCGAGGAACTGATGAAGCCAGGATCGATCGCATGGCTCCGCATCATCAAGAAGACCAAGAGGGCCACCTTCCAGGACCAACTGGCCTATGGCAAGTTCACCGCAGAAGACGAGAAGAAGAACCCCGCCCACAAAGAGGGAACCAAGATGACTTGGGCTCAAGCATCCAAGAAAGGACAAACGGAAAGCGCATGGACCTTGCTGGACGCACTGGCAGCCGGAGCGATTGACCTCCGCCACACGCCATTCCTTGGCCCGCTCCTGCACGTTCTGGCGCTGCCGTTCATCATCACCCCGAAAAACCTCATCCAGCGAGGGCTGGAAGTCACCCCTCTTGGGCTGTTCGTGGACATGATCGACGGCATGCGGGCTCTCCGCCGCCGCCTCTACTCCGGACAACTCACCAAGGAAGAAGGCAAGCGCATCGCTGACGAGCTTTACAACAAGGCCCGATTCATTGAGACGCTCACCAACCAGAGCATGGGAGCCATGCTGTATCTGGTCGTGGAACAACTGATCGATGGTGACGATGACGACGATGACAAGCGCCCGTGGATCACCGGCACCTCGCCATGGAGCCTTCAGAAACGAGGAGAAGGCGAGTTTGAAGACGCTGTGATGCCGCCGCAGTCCATCCGCATCGGCAACACGATCATCCCGTACGGACGGATCGAACCATTCAGCACCGGGCTCTCCTTCATAACCGACATGGCCAACGCACGCCACCGCAACAACGGATTCAACTCCACGGCCACCACCGACCTGATTGTCGGCATGAAGGAGCAGTTCAAGGACAAGCTGTTCCTCAAGGGAATTGGCGACATCCTGCGCGTGATCGAAGATCCGGCCCGAGCCGCGGACAGGCTGACCGCCAACCACATCAGCGCCTACCTGCCCAACATCATCCGCCAACCCATCCGCGAAATGGACAAGGTGAAGCGCGACACCAACCCGCTGGCCGACGACGGATTCTTCCAAGCCGTGGCCAAGCGGGTAGGATACTCGCTCTATCCGCAGGGAGCACCGCCCAAGGTGGATCTATGGGGCAAGGTTATTCCTTCTCACCGTGGCGGCCTGATAGGCGGCTCAGAAGCAATCAACACCATGTTCCGCATCGTGGATCCGCTCAATGTCACCACTGGCCGCAAACCCGACCCGCTGGATGCCTGGGTATTCCGCTACAACCACACCACGCCAGAAAGCGCGGACCGCATCGGGCTGCCAGCCATTGATCGCACTATCGTGGTCACCGACCCAAGGACGGGCGAAAAGGTAAAGGTCGATCTTTCCCCTGAAGAGCACCTGCAAGCCAACCAGCGCGCCGGACAAGCCGCCAAGGCCATGCTGGAGGGGGACTGGAACAAGGCGGCCCTCACACCGGAGAACGCCGAGCGCATCGTGGAAAGCGTGCGCAAAGCCCAAAAGGAAGTTCGAGCAGAGATCCGCGCGAGAAAGGTTGCGGAGTTGCTGGCGAAGTGAGAACTCAAAACCCCAGCACGCTCTTCCTAAGCCTCCGGTTGCTCCGGTAGAACATCGTAGCAACCCGCTGGCGTGAGTATCCAAGCTCGGTAATCATCACCCGCCACACACTCAGGCGGGCAATGTGGACCGATGGTGAGTGGATGTGTGCCACGATGTAGGCGGGCGGGACCGCGTATTCTTGCGCCGCCGCCTGCACCAACCCCCGGATTCTCTCCGCTTCCGCATCTGTCAGGGGTGGCAGTTTTCTTCGTGGCACGGTCCAGCAGATACCACAGAGGATTTTTCAAATCAAGGCAGTTGCGCCCGTGTTTCATTTTTTCCGCACCGTCCACACTCCCACCCATGCAGCAGGTGACGGCGAGTGCCACAGGCAACGACTTCCAGGGCGATGAGCCCAAGGCCAAGCCATGGCGTAATCTTGAAAAGTGGCAGCAAACCCCGCTGCTCCGCGCCATCTCCAACACCGACAAAAACTGGCTCCTCACCCATTGCGTGAACCGCTGGCAAGGCCTGCACAACTCGCTTTTCGCGTGGCGACAGGACATGCAGAAGTGGGAGCGGCAGAGCGAAGGCGACTTCTCCGACCGCAAGAAAGCCCAAGATCCGGTGAATCAAGCCACCACGCGGGACATCTTCCAAGACCAAAACGACACGTTGGGCCTCGTGAACGGCTTCTGTGATTTCCACTACTCCCAAGCCAAAGACGACCTTTTCGGCACCCGCCCATGGCTGGCCATCGCGCCCGAAGGGAAAGCCGACATCGATCTGGCCGAAACCATCACCCGCCACACGCAATGGAAGTTCGGCCACTCCAACCTTGAACCTCGCCTGCTGGATGCCCTGCGCGTTTCCACATGGGGCGGCACCTGCTTCCTCAAGTCCGGCTGGCACGTCGAAGCCGAATCCTTCCTCAAGAGCGAGTTTATCGCCATCGACACGGCCACCGGAGAGCCGATCCTGAATCCTGATGGCAAGACCATCACCTCCAAGGAAGAAGTGGAAGCGCTCATCGAGGCCGGGCTTCCCCTTGATCCGGCTGCCGTGGACTGGAAGGAGAACCAGACCGAAGACCTGCTTTCCGTTTATTCCAACGTCTCCACGTCGATCATCGACTTCAACGACGTTGCATTCGACCAGATGGCCCCGGAACTGGACCTCCGCTACACCGATGTCTTCTGCCGCTTCAAGATGGGCCTACTCGACGCGATGGAGAAATACAAGATCCCCGAGAGCGAGAAGAACACCCTGCTGGGAGCCTATACCGGGTATGACGAGAACGCCCGCGCCCACCGCAACGAGACAGGAACCGACTTCGCGGAGAGCTTCGAGGAACGCGCCAATCCGGTTGTTACGCTCGTGGAAGGGTTCGTGCGCTGCCGGCCATCCCAAAACCGCCCGGTTTCCCGCCTGCATGTCATCTTCTCGCCGGACCTGCATATCCTCTTCAAAGCCGACTTCCTCGCCAACGTCACCCCTGGAGCACTACTGCCGGTCTTTCCGGTCCGCATCAACAAGATGCCCAACCGCATCCTTGGCGTGGGCTACTTCGAGAAGTTCGAGGATTTCAACAACGCGGTGGACCGCCTCTACAACACCACCACCTACCGCAACAAATTCAGCCAGCACGTCTATACGGCCTGCGATCCTTCTGTGCTGAAAGACGGCGGAGAAGGCGTGGACGTGCAAAGCCTTGATCCGAAGACCCCTTTCGAGCTTGCCACGGGAAAAACCATCCAAGAGTTCATCCAGTTTGCCGTCATGCCGGACAGCACGGCCAAGAGCATCGAACTGATGAACCAGATGATGCAGATGGCGCAGATGATTTCCGGCATCACATCGGCGGCCCAAGGAGAGTTGAAAGGCGTGCCAAACGCTACCACGGCAACCGGAGTCAAAGACCTGCAAAGCCGCGGCGCGACCATCCTCAAGACTCCCATCGATGAGCAGAAGGAGGACATCCGCAAGATCGTGGAATTTGCCGTGCATGTTCTCTATGCCAACCAAGACACCGACGAAACCTTCACATGGTCCGAAGGAAAGAACGCGGAACTCCTTACGCTCCAGGCCAACGACGTTTCCGGCCTCCGCGCCAACGTCACGCTGACCATGAGCCAAAGCCAGAACACGCGGAAGATCGAGAGTGCGCAAACCGCCATCGGACTCGTGCAGTCCTACCTTATGATCCCCGAGCATGACAAGGTGGCCGCAAAACCTGTCTTCGAGCAGGCACTTTCCGCCCTTGGCTTCCACAACGCTTCCGACGTGCTCCGCGATGGCATTGTTACGCTGGAAAGCTTGCTGGAGATCGTCCCGCCCGACCTGCAACCGATGATCCAAGCCGCCATTGCTCAAGAGCAATCCGGCATGATGCCACCCGGCGCAGGGGTGGAGCCGGACCCAGCTTTCCTAGACCCCGCTACCCCTCTTCCCGGCGAAGAAGAAGAACTTCCTCCCCCGGACAATCCCGAAGCCGCCGCCATGATGGCGCAATAACTCACGAACACCACCCTACCCCATGAAAACGAAACCTCTCATTCGCTCGCACACCGCAGCAGTCTGGAACCAACTCCGCCCCGTCCTCGCCAAAGGAGAAGCTGGCAGAGAGTCGGATACCGGACGCATCAAATACGGCAATGGATTCAGCGCGTGGGCAGATCTGCCCTATGATCCCGCCTCCGACACGCCAACCGCTTACGACGGCGAGCCGGACAACTACGTTGCAGCGGATCCGCCTGCAAATGTGTCCGCCACGCTGGAAGTGACATTCGACAGCACGGCGGAACTGACATTCACGGCAGTGGCTTCAGGCGCTGCGGGCAATGGGGTTGAGGTGACGCTTCTTGATCCATCGCAGGACTCGCAGGATTTGGCGCTCAGTATTGACGAGTTGGATGGCAAGGTGCTGGTTTTGCTGGCGACCGACGCGGGAGACGCTGCGGTTGCTACGGTCCCGACGGATACGCCGGACGAAACCATCACTGTAACACTGGACACGGCAGGCAGCGCCGCGGCAGTGGACAAGGCCGTTGTGATTGGCTTGGCTGAGATCGAAGACCCGTTTGGCGTGGCCTTCCCTGATCCGGCGGGTGTGCTGGCTGCGGAAGTGGATGGTGACGCGTTCAACGTCCATCTGACGGCAGACGGCGGCCCGCCGGGAGAGATAGCACTGGCGGAGGATAGCGGATCGCTCGGCGAGGTCACAATTTCGCAAACTGCGGCGTATGCGGGGGCTTGGGGCGACAACGCGGTGCGGGCGCGAGTGCTGATAACCCCGACAGTAAGCACGGCGGCGACCTGTGTTGCGTCGTTGGAAGAATCTACCATCGACATCACGTTCTACCTCGGGACGGATGCGGACGGGCTGCCCGTTGCAGAGAGCGATGATGATGTTGCCACGGCGATCAACGCGGCGTTGGTCACAGCATCACTCGACGGCTACCTCGAAGCCGCCAGTTCCACCGCGGGCGACTTCGACACGGCAACTGCTGATTGGGTGCTGATGGCGGGCGGGGTGGACGCGGCCATTGATGGCAGCGACACCGCAGGCGACATCGCAACGGCGATTGCAGGACTGGACGGCATTGCCAGCGCGGTTGCCAGCACGCCAGCGGATACCAAGTCGGATGACATTGGATCGCCGTTTAGCGGAGGAGGCGACAACTACGCCGTCACGACGACCGCAGCCGACATCGAGGCCGCCTTTACCGACCCAGAAGACCCGGCTTACAACGCGGATGTGGCGGCGCTACTCACAGCGGAAGTCACATCCGGCAGCGGACTTGCCAACGTGCTGGACCCGACCGTGCAGGAAACCGCAGGCGGCAAGGATGCCGGCGAGGATCAAGCGGAAGAGATTGGCACGCCGGGTTGGCTGGGCCGGTTGGCCACGGACGGAACGGACGTGTGGACGTGCCTCGCGTCGAATCTCGACGGCAAAACCCCATCGGCCTGGGTCAAAACATTCACAGCGTAACCCATGCAACTCACCCAATCCATAGGAGAATCGAGAACCTACCGAATCCCGCTGCGATGGGACGGGAGGAATTTTGCGCCCAATGACGATTGGGTTCATTTCTTCATTGTGAAGACGAATGAGGATGATCCGGACGATGAGGCACTGATTGAGAAGGCAAGCGGTGGATACGGGCTTGTCATCAGCGGCGACGATGCAGTCGTAACGATCATCCCCAGGGACACGCGGGGAGACGCGGAGGCGGAACCCCCCGTGGAACCTCTCACGACGGGAACAAAGTATTGGTCGGTGCTTTCGTTGCACAGCGTGACGGGCGAACGGCGCTATCCGAATAGCGGCACGCTGGAACTTCGCCAAGGCCGCAAGCAACTCGACGAGACGGCCATCCCAATCTACACCACCGAAGACCCCGCGCCTTTGCTGAAGGGGGAGACGGGGGATCAGGGAGAAGCTGCCACGATTGAGGTCGGAACTGTCACGACCGTATCGCCAGCCACACCAGCGAGCGTGAGCAACAGCGGCACCAGCGGCGCGGCAGTGTTTGATTTTGAGATTCCGCAGGGGTTGAAGGGGGATAAAGGGGATACGGGTGATACTGGCCCAGCGGCGACTCTTGCCCAAACCGCCATCACCGCCGCCATCACCAACAAGGCGACGTTTGCGAGCGATAACAGCCTGCTGAGCGAAACCCGCCATCGCGGATTTACAATCCACACCGTTGCGGGCGGGGGTAATTATTTTGTGACCAACTACGAGGGGAGGATCGCCCTTGAGACCACCAGCTTTTCGACGGCGATGCACTACGCGCTGGACATTGCAAATACTGGACACCGCAAACGCATCCACCTATCAGGCGGGGCTGTTGGATCGTTAGACGATGCCACGCGCCCGAAATTTATCGTTGATGCGCCGATCATTATTAGCAGCTCGGTAATAATTACCGGCGACGAGGATAACGCCACCATCATCGAGCCCGCTCCCGATTTTCACACCAATTATCCGGCGCGATCTTTATTTGAGTGTGGCGAGATCGCGTTTCTGGGGTCGTATGTGGTATTCAAGGGCCTGCGGATACAATCAGGCGCGGCGGCATACGGGATTGCGTTTTACCAAGTCACCCAGCCAAAGGTTTGGCAGTGCTATCTCAACTCCGGTGTGTCTGGCGGCATTTTGTTTGGGGGATCGGGATTTATATTTAGCGCGCAGGTTTCCGATTGCGATATTCAGACGGCCAGAAATGCAGCGTCTGGGATTTTGGTCAACCATTGCAGCGATTTGATCGTGTCCCGGTCCACGTTCCGGGTGGGGGCCTCAGGTAGCCCTGTGTGTTACGGCATCACCGTGCAGGGCACCGCGTCTGCGGTAACGATCAGCAATAATGTTTTCATCCGCTCGGTCGGCCCGCACCCGGCGATCCGGGTGATAGCCGGAAGAGGGATCAATATAACAGACAACTGTTTCAGGGCATATACTACAAATTTCGGATCTGCGATCCAATTTGTCCCGTCCGTAGCTACCACATTCAATGCATTCATTTCGGGTAACTTGGCAGCGGGATCAATCAACAACACGACTTCGCACGATTTGATTTTTGCGAATGCGGACGCGTCCAGCATCGCATTGGGTGATAATTTTGCGCCGGGTTTCCGGGCTGTCGCAGATCTGACCAACGCGGCTTTTGTTGTGACCGGACTTTTCGGGGTGACTCCGGCGACGATTGGGGCCGTAGCCAGCAACCCGTCTGGTGTCACAGGTGCGGCGGTGATCGGTAATGCCATCTCTCTAACGCAGGGGCAATACGACGCAATCGTCACGAAAAACCCATCCACTCTCTACGTTGTTATGCCGTGAAAATTGGTAGCGCTAACATTGCGACATTGTATCTAGGCGACCAACAGGTCTCCAAGGTGTATCTTGGCGCGGAGCAGGTTTGGGGGGCATCGGTAGCGGACGCGGACGTTGACGCGTTTGTCGCCGCATCGGGGGCGACGGATACAACCGTGACGCGCCAACTCGTCGCTTACCTGAAGGCGCAATCCCTATGGGCAAACGCCCGATTCTACCCTCTCAAATCCGCGCAGAACGCAGGCAGCGGATCAACGGCATATGGACTGGGCGGATTGACGAGCAACAACGGCACGCTCGTCAACAGCCCGACATGGGGAGCGGGAGGCATAGCGTTTGCTCTCGCATCCTCCCAATACATCTCCATCGCGGATTTTTACGACACGTCCACACTAACAACGTGGACTCGGTCAAAAATCACGACGGGCAGCGGCGACCGCGTTATTTGCGGGCAGCGGCAGTCGTCGCCGGAAAACCGGTCCGTTTGGTTGGTGCTGTCAGGAGCGGGGCAAAACAGCCAGATGGCCCGCACGTCATCCGGCAACGTGTCAAGCGGGTTTGAGACATACCAAAACACGGCAAATGCAACAGGTGTCGAGCGGTCATTTGTTGCGCAATGGATCGCAGGTGATGTCAGGGGTTACTGGTGGAACAAAGAATTGCGAGCAATTTCTCTCGTCGCCGGATCAGCTCAAACAGCCCGCGCAAATGTCGGCAGCGACATCACCATCATGGCAGGACTTTCGGGTTCATCACCCATTTTTCCCACATCCGGCACCGTTGTCGCGCAACTGTTTTTGCAGGGAGTCACACCCACCGCCGCACAGCGCGAGGCCATCACCGATTTGATCAATGCACTTTGACGCCCGCAGAAGACATCACCACTACTGACCAATGACAACTCACGATCATGAGCAAGCCGATAGTCGCGCCACCGAAAGGCACGATGATTTCACGCGCCTGAACGAAACCATCGTTGCCGCGAAACGATCATTCATGGGGTGGCTCATACCCCTGATGGGCGTTGCCGTGGTGACGCTCATCGCAAACCATTTCGAGCAAAAACGTCTGTCCGAACAGGTCGCGCAACTGAACATGCAAATCGCCAGCATGAACCACCGATTCGAGGTGATGAATGAAAAGGTGATTGTCATGTGGTCCGCTGGCGGATGGCAGGGGAAATACGATACCGCTGATAGAAAAAGATGAGGGCTATAATCACGTTCCAAGGCTTCCGCGAATCCGCTCGCAACCGCAGCGGAACGGAAGATCTGTATTGGCGCGTGATCAAAAATTTCGCCAACGACTCAGTGACCACGGCTTGGCCGCAGAACTGGAATGCGGACGTGAAATACACGGTTGACCAGATCGCCCGCCAAGGCATTAGGCACGTTGCTCTCGTCTCCTACTCTCACGGTCAAGCTGCCGCTACTGCATTCGCGCGCGAGGCCTACGAGCGAGGAATCGACATCGACCTCTGGCTGGCCTGTGATCCCGTCTATCGCCCGACATGGCTGCCAAGGTGGAACTGGCTTCAGCCGTTTGCCTTCCGCGCCATGCTGAAGACGGGAAAAATCGTAGTCCCCAAGAACATCCGCCGCGTTGTGTATGTGCGCCAAGAAACCACGCGCCCATGCGGACACACCCTCGTTCCCTCCTCCCCTAACACCTACGTCCAGAAGCCAGCCGTCCTGCCCTACAGCCACACCATGATTGATGAGGCCACGGCATGGCATGAACTGGTGAAGCACGAGCTACGCCACTGGCTCAACCCGCCAAAAGCCGAACCCGTATGATCCACCATCCCACACCGCCCCCGCACGAAGAAAAGGGAATGCTCGCAGCCCTGCTCGTCTGCCTGCTGTTCTGGGCATCCCTCGCTTTCCTCATCGTATTTTTCTCACGGCTATGAACCTACCCACACAATACCAATGGCTAACCCGCCTGCGCGGACTTCCCAACACCATCAAGGAAGGGCTGAAACTCTACGGCACGAAAGAGGTTGTCGGGCGCGGATCAAACCGCACCATCCTCGGCTGGCGGGACGAACTCAACGGAGCAACCACCAACGGCAAGCCGATTGTGGTTGGGTTCTCAGATGATGACATTCCGTGGTGCGGGCTTTTTGCTGCCATCGTCGCGTACCGCCGCATGCTCAGGATTGGGGAGGTTGTGGCATCCCCGCTGTGGGCGCGAAACTGGGCGAAGTATGGGGTGAAGTCGTTGCTCCCTTCGCTGGGCGATGTTCTTGTGTTCTCCCGTGGCTCGGGCGGGCATGTAGGGTTCTACATCGGAGAGGATTCTTCATGCTACCATGTGCTTGGTGGCAACCAGAGCAACGCCGTGACCATCACGCGCATCCTCAAAAGCCGTCTGCTGGCCTGCCGCCGCCCCCCTTACGTCGTCACTCCATCTGCCTGTAAGCCGTTCAAATTGGCGGCTACTGGCGGGGTGAGCGTGAATGAGGCTTGATTTGACCGATCTGCCATTTGGGCAGTTGCGCCCGTGTTTCGATTTTCACCGACCCGATACTATCGCGGTCGATGACCACTCCCGACAATAGCCCAGGCGCACAGCCGGGCACCGAGACTGTCAACGCCGCGCCCGTGAGCGAACAGCCGCAGGCAGAGCAAGAACCGCAATCGTTTGACGCATATTCCGCCGATGACCTCTTAGGAGCCATCGCAGGAGAAGCCCCTACAAGCGAAGCTCCTACCAGCACCCCGCCGCCCGATGCAACACCGCAACCACCAGCCGACCCCGCGCCGGCTGACGGGGAGGAACCATCAGGCGACACACCGCCGCCAGCCGATCCGGTAACGGAAGCTGGCACCAGCAAGCCACCCGGACGCGTTTCCGTGCGTGCTCTACCTGCCGAACAGCAGTTGGAAACCGCTCAGGCGATCGACATGGTGCGCAAAGGCGAGGCCTCGGACATCTTGGAAGCTCTCCAAGCCATCCGCGGCACCGGCCAAGCGCCTCCTGCTGACCCGTTTGAAGACGGCACACCGCCTGCCGACCAGCAGACAGCGCCGCCCGCGCAACCGCCCGCCCCTCCGACATCTCAGGATGTCACCGCCATCGAAGCCGAGATCAAGGAACTCCGCGCAAAGCGAGTTGCGGCCAAGTCGGAATACGATGTGGACCAAGAAGCCGCTCTTACCGAGCAGATCGAAGACACGATCATCCGCCTCAATGACGCAAAGATGGCCGCCTCCCTGCAAAACCAGCAGCAGGCCGCCGCGAACGCGAGCTACGAGCAGGTGTATCAATCGACGGTTGTTGAACTCGAAAGCCGGTTTCCCGATGTCCTCAACGATGATTCCGCCTTCACGCGGATCCTCGATGACAAGGTGACAGCAGCACAGGCCCGCCAAGACCCCGCTCTTTCGGACCCGCGCTACCTCCTGAAGTTCGCGGAAGAAGTGGCCTCCATGCTGGGAGCCTCGCCCACACAGCCTGCCGCGCAGCCCGCGCGTTCTGTGCCAGCCCCACCCGCCGCACCGCGCCGGGGGACTGCCGCAGACCTCGCCCCCGCTTCGCAGACTCCACGGCACAGCGTCGATCAAGTCCAAGCGGCCTTTGACCACGCCGACCCCGAAACCCTCCTCGCAGCCCTGGTGGCCACGGGCGGATGACGCGGAAAGCACGCCTCACAGCAACCACAAAACAACCTCTCAACCTTAGAACATCATGTCCTACAATACCAATCCCAACGTGCAGACGTTGACCGAGATTCTGGCGATGGCCCCCAATGCCCGCCAAGATCTGATCACCGCCTACTTCCACAAGGCCTCCGCGCAACACAACGCGCTGATGTCCTTCACGTCCTCCTTTGACCCCAACAGTGTCAACGGCGGAGTCCAATCCATCTTTGCGGAGAAAACAGAACTCCGCGCCGGTGGAAAATCGAAGGTCCACTTCAACACCATTGGCATGCCGGCTGGTCCGGGTGCTCTTGGTGACGGCGTGCTGACCGGCAACGAGTCCAAATCGTCCATCGGCACCTACTTTGCCACGGTCGATTGGGTCCGCGATGCCGTCTCGCTCACGCAAGACGACGTGGAAATGATCGAAGCCGGTCGGAACCTGCAAGCGACCCTTCTCCAGCTTCTCTCGAAGAAGATGGGTCTCACCAAGCAGAACCACATGCTCCAGCGCCTCAAAGTGTCTGCCGTGGCCGCCAACACCTACCGTGTCGGCAACCGCATCAGCACCAACGGCCTCACCCCGGATGACACACTCAGTCTGGAAGTGAGCAACATCACCCGTTCCATGCTCAACACCCTTGGCGCTACCCCGCTCAAGAAGGACATGAGCAAGGCCGGATGCCCGGTGCAAAAGTTCATGCTGTTTGCCACGGACACCGCGCTTCTTCCGATCCGCAACGATTCGATCTTCTCCACCGCGGAGCAGGCCGACGTTCGCGGCCCCGGCAACGCGGCATTCACCGGCGAACTGCTCGACTGGCAAGGCAACTCGTTCTACGAGTTTCCCGTCACCGACATGGCCTGGGATGACTACAAGGGCGGCCCGCTCTTGGCCAAGGCCAAGGTCGGAGTAGCAGCCCACCCGCTTACCGCTGGTGGACCCAAGCTCATCGTCAACGCGGACAACACGAAGTCGAAATACTTCCAGTGGTTCGATGGTTACCAGTTCACGTTCAGTCGCCAAGAAGCGTTGCCCGACCTGTCCGGCAACGAATACTACTTCTGGGCGTGCAACCCGGACGGTTCCCGCGTGTTCGGCGCTTATGCTGGCAACCACAACGGCAACCAGATCGCCATCACCAAGATCCTCGCCCCGGCTGTCGGTGCGACCACGATTGACCAGGTGACGGTGGGTGACTTGAACATCGGTGACGCCGCCGCGTTTGCCTCCGGCTCCGCTGGCGTGTTCACCGTGAGCGGCACCGTCGCAAGCGGCAAGCTGGCAGTGGACACCGCAGGCCCGAACGGCACGTTCGTTCTTACGGATACCATCGCCGCTGGCGCTGTGATCCTGCAAGCGAACAGCCGCGGCACCGTCTATTCCCGCAGCTTCACGCTGGCCTCCATGGCTGGCATGTATGCGCATGGACGGGTCAAGATGGCCCAAATCGAGCAGAACTTTGACTATGATTACGTCATGGGCAAAGGATTCCAGATGATCTTCGGCACCGGAGTCGCCTTGGATCCGCTGGGAGTGCCGAACGGCTATGTCCTCATCGAGCACGCCATCGACGTGACCGGCTACCCCTGCCCAGCAGCGAAAGCCTCCTACGCGTAAGCGTAGCAGCACACCTTGGGCGGGGCGGTGAGAGAAATCCGCCGCCCCGCCCTTTCCTTTTCCTTCCACAAACCGAACCAACAACCCCATGCACCTGCCCAAAGTCATCAGCAAGACATCGCTGCAAAGCGTTCCCACTCCGAAAGAGGATACTCACGCCGTGCGCGTTACCCTACAGGAAGTATCCAACGCCGGCCCTTACCGGCTCCGCTGCCGCAACCGAGAATACATCTTCACGAAAGACCCGACTCTTGGCCGTCACACGTTGGAGATTCCCGTGTCGATCTGGATGGCTGGCGCGGGAGACCGCAGCGCAAAGCCGATCTGCGATGACTTCCGCGCCGCGGCAGGCCCGCCCTTTTCCGTTCATGTCGTGCAAGTCCGCGAAGTGCTGCCCGACGTATTCGCCTCCAACGCCCTCGATCAAGTCCGCCTGCTACTGAGCGTGCTGGGCGCACCCGATGAAGTCGTGACGGCATTCAAGTTCATCGACCAGCACGACCTTGGCGGACTCCTCGATCACGTCGCGCAATTCAACGCCCCGCAGCCGGAGGCGATCAAGGAGACCCCCGCCGCCGCCCGCGCGCGGAAGATGCGCGAGGCGAAGGCCAAAAAGAAAGCCCAACTCGTTCCCGCGTAACCCATGAACATCCTCGAATGCACCAAGCTCCTGCTCTCCCACTTCCCGCATGAGGAAAGGGAGATTCCAGACAACGCGACCTTCCCTGGTCGGACGGCATCCGTTCTGGCTGCGATGAACGCCGCTCTGGAAGAATGCTACGCCAAGGAAAGCCCGTGGGTGCGCGAGGATGACATCGGGGAACTGGTGCGACCGCCTGCCGCCGTCACCATCGATGTGACCAACGGCAGCAAGGAAGCGGAAATCACCGCAGGTTGGCAAAACTGGATGGCGGGATGCTCGCTGGTCATCGAAGGCCACGACATCGACAACCAGATCCGCGACGACAACGAGCAGTGCCACCTCAAGTTTCCCTACGGCGGATCCACCGGCACCGTGCAAGCCACGGTGTATCACGACTGCATCACCCTTTCGCGCAACGTCCTGCTGGTGATCGCCCCGCTCCGCATCGACGGGATGCCGCTTCCCGCTCTGGTTTCTGGTGGTTCGCTCTCCAATCCGCTGCACGTCGAGGACTACGGCATGCACCGTCAGCCGGAAGCCTACCCCACCACGGACCCCAAGCGCCTCGCCGACCTCGCAGGCCGCGTGCGCGCCTACTCGGTGGAAAGCTACGCCCCGGACGGCGTGATGGTCCCCTACAACCGGGTTCGCCTGCATGGCACTCTCTCCACCACCGGCACCGCCTCCTTCAAGGCGAAGCTCCGGCCACCGGCCATCACAGATCCCGCATCGGAAGACACCCCGCCTGTGCCGCATGAGTTCGTGGCCAGCGTGTTCCTTCCTATCGCACGCCAAAAGCTCACCGCTTCCCCTTTCTTCCGAGACCAGGCGGGCAAGGAAGAAATTGCCAACGCCTACAAGGAAGCCCGAAGCATCCTCACCGCGTCCAACCCCAAGCCAGCCCGCCGCATCCGATTTGAAACCCGATGAGCGAACGCGCCGGACACTCTCCCATCACGACCAAGCAGCGGCTCCAACTGCCGCTCAATGGCATTCTCTACACCACGACCCGCAGGGTTTCCCCTGAGAAGCCGATACCGGCCGTGGGCGGGACGATGGCCAGCGAGTTGGGCGAGTCCTTCGCCACGAGCTACATCATTGCGGTGGACCGCCAGCCGGACCAACACGATGTGCTCGTCATTCAGCACGTCCAGATTCCGAGTGAGACAGAACAGCTTCTATCGAATTGGGAGGAGACCACCGAAAGCATCGGCGGCAAAGCGTTTCCCGCGGTCATCCGCACCGTCATCATGCTGGCCGGTGACTACAGCAGCAGTTCGCCAGCGCCAAACAGCGCTATGCCAATCGGCACGGATGGCAGATTCAACGGTGCGGGATACGTCCTTTGGGATCGCTCATGCGTTAAGACCGGCCTGCCATTGGAGCCTGTTTTCCGCGTGGATCGCCGTGTGTTTGTTATCCCGCAGACCACCACCGGCCAGACGTTCGCGCCGGAGGGAATGATTTTGGACGAAGTGGGAAACATCGTGCCGGAGGGCACGGCTGCCACCCAGGCATTTTTGGTCGAGCAATCAAACGTGGAGCCGATGGGCAACGGTAACGCCATCAAGATAACGCGGACTCCGCGAAAAAGGAACACCAACGGAACCACCGAAGCGGGCTTCCCAAAAAAGCAAACCAAGCGACGTGGAACTGAAAGCGGCACACCCTCCAAATTTCGCCGTCTCACAAAAACTGTCGTCACGACCACGCAGAAAGAACTGAGCGCTACAGATGTTGATGGTATTCCCGACCCTCCCGCGCTGACCGGGGACCAGTTGGAAATCGAACACCGGAAAGTCAACGACCATCGCTATGAGGAAATAGTGACCAGCGAGATTTTGGATGAAGGGGCCGCGCCGCTGGTTACGCCGTCCCAAGAAGACCAACTTTACATCACGGTGGAATCCATGGTTCTTGAAGGAGCGGCCCCAGACAAGGGACCAGGCGTTCTCCTGTCGCGGGTGGACGCCATCGGGAACGGCAAGGCGGTCAAGACAACCCGCATCGCTCTTTCCGCCTACACCAGTTCCTCTTCCTACACCGCAGGATTCAGTATCTTTGCCACGGTGACTGAAGGCAAGCAGGAGACAATCCCAGCCGTGTTCCTTGCCAAGCTCGGGATGAAGACATGGGAGTTCAAGGTCAGCGCGAATGCCTACCCTACCAGTCCCACCCTTGGCGTGGGATCGGGCGAGTATGCCGGATACTACCTGATCGAGCGCATCGTGAAGAAGGTTCAAGACCAGCCATCGCCCACATCGGGGACGGAAGCTGACACCTACGAGGTGGTGGTGGTTGGACTCGCGGAAGGATCGGAAACCATTGTGGACAGCGCGGTGACAAGCTCGATGACTGGTGGCGTCTTGACGGTTACGCAAGAGCTTGTGGATGAATCGACGTCCCCTCAGCCGGAAGAAGGATTTCTTATACTTGAAAGCTCGGTGCGCGACCTTCAGAACGGAAAAATGCTCGTGGAAACGCGGGCGTTTGATGAGCCATTCAGCGAGCTTTATGGGCAAACCTATGATGCCGACATCGGGCTGGACATACCATTCAGTGAGCAAATTGTAGAAGCTGGGACGGCAGAGGAGGCTGCCGATATTCAGCCGATGGACAAATGGAGATCCAAGCTCAAGAAGATCGATTATGACGCATACAAGTTGGCGCTGGAAGAGGTTCACATCATTCTTCCGGGGGAGGATAATGTCCAGATTCCCGACACTCTACAATCAGTGACCGTTCTCGTGTCACGCGCCCAAGCGATAGGCAATTCCTTTGGTCAAGGCTCGGGCTTCAACATGGAGATGAGCGGCACGGTTTCCCTGAGCGCCGACCTCTCTTACGAGATTGAAGAAGGCTACGCAGGACCAGTTCCGGCAGAGACGCACATCTTTTTCATGGCTCAGGATCAAGTGGATGCGATGGATTTCATCAAGGCGAAATGCAACGCCGACCTCTGGCCGCGCTACCGCCCATCCTCGAAGCGCATGGTGATTGCCGGAAATGGCATGAGCCAACGCGTGACCATCAAATCTTCGGACAACGGCTCGGGAGGCAGTGAGTCGTCGGATGTCCAAGCGTTCACAAACGTGGCGACCATCCCGCGCACCATCCATGGCGAGGTTGTCCCCACCATCGAGTATCACGACTTCATTGCGCCAACGGGGCTCTTTGATGACATACGCGATCAGGCCATAGCGACGTGGGCAGCCCGCCTCGCCGCCCTGCAAGCCCTCGTGGACGAAGCCCCCGTAGGCACGGACCCATTCGTCATCAGCTACCTAACCTCCTACATCACGGGCATGGAGGAGACGCTGGAAATGGCATCCGATCAAGACATCGAGGATTTCGTTGTCGCTCTATCCCCTACCGTTTTCGCCGCCACTGAACCCGCCGCCGTTCAGGAGGGCAGATTCATAACCAAGACCAACGCCCAGCTTTACGGCTTCGGCATGGTGAAGGTGACGGCGATTGTCGCAATCGTATAACCCCATGGCCGAAGAAAATCCAGAAGAGGAAAAGGCACGCAAGGCCGCAGAGGAAAAGCAGCGTGAGTTCATCCGCGAGGTGATCCGCGAGGTTGTTTCTGCCGATATGGGGCGCAGCGAGGGCCGAAGGCTGGCAAGGCGCGTAGAGCGGCAGGAAAGGTCCGCAGCGAGAGCGGAAGCCCGTGAGCAGCAGAAGGGGGTGAAAGAGAAGTTGGGAGCGGAAGAGAAGCCGATGTTGAAGGTGGATATGACCCCGATTCAGCAACAGGCCAAAAAAGATAGGGAGGCGCAGAATCAGAATCTAGCCCAGAACAAAGCCGACCCCCCGCCCGCCCGCGACAGCAACGAACAAGAGCGAAAAAACAACTGGATGAATTTCTTGGCTCCTCGACAGGCTGAGAATCCGCTTCCGAGCTTCAACATCAAGGAAACCCTCTATGGGGCCGGATTGATGACCACTGCCAGAATCGACCACATGTGGAAGGTGTCGAAGGGCACGGAGGTCAATACAGAAGATCCTGACTACGAAGAAGGGCTTGAGATGCCTTGGAGTGTCCGGGGAGGCGTGGTGACGGTTCAGGGCGAGACGGTTGAAGTGGCAGACCGCCCCAATTTGCCCGGAAGCGGAGACGGCTTCGTTGTCCTGAAGGTTGAGCGCGACCCGGATTCTCGCGCTTATGTAGCCGCTTCGGCAGAAATCCAATGGTCCGCCACTGAGCCAGTCAATCACCCGTCGCCATCTGAATCGGAGGAGTTCTATATCCTCGCTCAAATCATCAGTGGAGAGATTCGCCAGCACCGCTTCGAGGAAATCATCAGCTACGAACTGATGGTCGTGGTGAATGGAGAATTGAAGCTAGGGCCGTTCTCCATGCTCACCCGCAACGTGTATGATTTGCCCGAACCCGAACCCGAACCATGAGCCAAGGAGTTTACACGCCCGATTTGAGATTTGAACTGGTGAAAGGCCAGATCACCAGCGGCACGCCCGATGAGGGATTTGTCGCGTGCTCACCCGGCAAACGCTTTTGCCTGGAAGTCACCCGCGAGCAGTTGGAGGAAATCATGTATCGCGTGCAGGACGCCAAAGTCACGGCTGGTGGATTATCGTATAGCATGTCCTCGCCTACATCCGGCGAAGACAACACGGAACTCAGCATGGATTGTGATGTGTTATTTGATACCGGAAACCCGCCCGCCGCGTTGGTTATGGTTGCTGCAAACCACGACTCGTATCGAGGGTATGTAACCATGCGCTATATGGGAGATCCCGAGGATGAGGGCTATGGATTACCCCCCATGGCCAACGTCACATCAACCACCAACATCGGCGCGGTGTATGACGTGGATGAATCCAATGGAGCCTACGCCCTGCGCGTCCGCGAGGCGGTGGCGGAGCGCGGTATGTGGGAGAGGTATGGGGACAATGACCCGTATTATTTGAGTGGAGTTGCCCCCACCGTATATGAAATGATCGATCCGTATTTTTCAAATCTTGAGGGGCTAAACTCCCCGTGTCCTTTTCGCACCGGCTTGTCGCTTTTGTCGTCAGGAATGTATTCGCCCCCCGCTGATACAAACGTCATCGGAACGTATGTCACCAGCGAGGGAGATTGGCCGACGGGGGAACATGAACCCACTCTGGGAGGCATATCGGCATACCTTTTTTTGGAATTTCCCGGTCAGGTCGCATGGGTGGACCTCGATGAGTCGGGCAACCCGTTTTCGCCCGGCAATAAATTATTCGTTGCCATATCATTCCGCCTCACATCGTCGGTTGATTTTCCGGGTTACCTGCCTGACAGCGAGATATTTATCACCTCGCTCAGCGAGACCGATTACCACGGCGAGTATGAGACGACCGACAAAACACTGAGCATTGTGCTCGCGAGCGGCACGGTTAGCTGTCCGCTCTATGTGTTGCCGCTCGGAGATTACGGAGACATCACCACCAGCTACACACTCGCAAACGTCGTCATCACCGCCACCAAATGGTGGCCCTACGCCAAAAACTCCCCCGCCGAACCCGTGTGGAACGCCGCCACGGGCGCGGAACTGTAA